CTCTTCAAGTCCTCAGCCATATCAGCCGCCCCACTCTCCTTTCCGTCAGCCATATCACGGAGAGAGAAGGACACATCACCCAAACCCAAGAAAATCTGGTCTTTACGAGCCACGTCCTCAGTAGATTCAGCGAGAGATTTTCTTCTCTCCTCAGGAGTCATGTTCAATCGGGCAGATACGTTGCGAGCTTCCACCTCACCAGCGAGTGACTTGTAACTATTGTAATCATCATTCTTCTGATAAGCATTATAAAGACCTCTGTTCTTCTCAATCAGAGCCTTCGCCTCATCTTCCTTACCTTCTGCACGTAGCTGTTTAATCTGTTTTGTGACCTCATCGAACCTCTTCTTGACTTCACCTCTAACCAATCTAGGACTACCGCCCTTGGCAAAGCCTTCAATATCCTGAATAACGTGCTGAATCTCGTGATTCAATATGCTATTCATATATTTCAACTCATCAGCATGTATGGTTATGGTGTTGGTCTTTGAATTATATTCACCATTTGAAGGCATATCGTTCATAATGGCATCAGTATCAATACGCACATCTTTCAACTGAGGATAAGCCTTAAATAATTCAGGTGCATCAATCACCTTAGAAAGTTTGCCGCCATTCCATAGCATATCATCCTCGTAACGCTTAACGATGTGCCCACCGCCTACGTCCATCGTGTCCTTTATCTTGGCATCAGGCATTTCGTATCTCCACTTGCCATCAGCACCACGCTCCCAGCCAGTAGCCATCTTGATAGCCTTGGCATCCTTTTTCTCCTCTTCCATCGTGCGAGCCACAGAGAGATTATCCATACGGAAGGTACGCTCTTCTGCCTTGTCAGCAGCAGCCGCACCACGCTCTCCAGCGAGAGAGAATCGGATATTTTCGCTACTATTGATAGCATCCATAGTAACCTTCTGTCTATCCTCAGCATTTCCACGCTCATAGCTGCTCACATCAATGCCAGCCTTCTTCAAGGCATCTACCACATCGCTTGGAGTATCGTTTGGAACGATAGCCTTCTCAAACTCATCGAGTCCGTAAGGTCTCATAAACTTGGTTTCAAAATAGAACACCTTATAGTCTTTCTTGATTGTATCAAGCAACTTATTGTATCTATCCATCCACTCATCAGATACCTCAATATTATAAGCCTTCTTCAAATACTCCTTTTCATTTCCCTTATGGTCAGTAAGTTCAACCATACGAGAAACACCGCTATCATCAAACGCATATCTGTTATTAGAGCCAACACGGATTTCATCAGACAATTCCAAGAACTCCTTGGTAATCTTGTCTTTTATCTGGTTATGTCTCTCATCGCCAAAAGGAATCAACTTATCCTTGGCATTCTTCATGGCAGCAAGCGTATTAACCTCAGGAGAGTTCTTTGCTATGAACACACCCAGTTCCGAACCGAAGGCAGTGTAGCCGCCTGCCACACCCTGTTTCTTCATGAGCTTCACAGCATTGTCTATAGTATTAGGGATATACTTAGGCTTACCGCTAGGGGTAGTGCCATTATAAAGCATTTCCTCAACACCATATTCCTCTGTCTTCTTATCCAGCCAAGATGGGAAATCATCAGATAACTTCTTATTATCCTCCACCTTCTTCTTTGCAGCCCCCATCGTGTCGAGAACATCTACCTTTCCATTCTTTCTGTTATTGCGAACCACATCATTCACGAAATCAGCAGCGATATAGAAGTTCTCCACGCCTTCAAGTTCTTCAAGACGTTTCTTCTTCAAAGCAACAAGCAAATGATTACCCTGCTTTTCTGCACTTGCGATACGAGCCTTCAATTTCTCACGTTGAGCATCTACGTCATTATCCTTGCCAGTAGCCTTATTCATCAGTTGAATCAGTTCTGCTACCTCTTTATCAGTATAATCTGTTTTGTTGCCATTATCTGAGATACGCATCACCTCGTTGGTAATATCGTTGTCATACTTTCCAGTCTGATAGATAGTTTCAGGATTCATGCCCTTATCAAACAAGTAGTGCCAGTACAATCCGTCACGAACATCGCCACTTGACAAATATCCCTTCCAGCTTTCTCTTACATTGGAATAGATACCATTATCAACATCACCAAGTTTCACGTTCATGTCGGTATTGAAAACCTTCTCGCCCTGCTTATTCATGATTCTCTCCACCTGAGGATAGGTAGGTGTCCAAGCATCAGCCGTGAAGGTTCCAGCATTCTTGCCTGTTCTCTTAGCCAGCTTCTCAGCCTTAGGAATCAGGGTAATCTCTCCATAGTCAGAATATATTCCGTTCTTGGAGTCAACAACACCCATAGAAGGAGCCGCAAAACCGCCTTGCTTGATAGCCTTTCTTAACTTGTCAACGCTGATGTTGTGCATACCAAACATAGTTTTTTCATCCTTCAATGAAAACTTTTCGCCATTTTCCTTGGCAGTTTCAGAAGAATTGTCTATCTTTGCAGCAGAAAGGTTTGGAGCGACAGCACCTGCTCCATCGGAAGACTGACTAGGGGGTAAAGCGGTAGCAGTGCCTTTCTTCTTTTTCTTAGTTGGATTTACATAATCAAATGCAGTTAAAACCCAATTTCCGTTCTTATCAGCAGCCACCACAACACGATAATCTCCATTTTCTATGTCGTATGTATTAGGAATAGAGCCATCTTTGACAATACCATTACTAATAACATCTGTTATAGTATTTATAGCATCATCTACAGAAGGAAAATCATGCAATGTTTCCACATGCTTTCTTATGATATGAGCCAAACCTTTACCTTTGTAAGGATTTGGGGCAGAACCGTAAGCCAAATCAATATCACCAATCTCATCACGATGGAACACACCTTTCAGATAGCCATCCTTATTCTTTAGCAAAAAATCGAAAGCCTCTTTTGGTTTGCCCTTGAATTGGTCATAGACATCACCGAACTGATTCTTTCCAACTGGCTTAATATCCTTCAACGAGAACTTGGCATGACTGGTAATCTGGGCGTTGTTCTCATCAAAGATAACATAGTTCATCTTGCCTTCCTTGTTGCCGCCAGAATTACGCTGAGCAATAACCTTCACACCATCAAAACCATACTCCTTCAATGCGAGTGATGCAAGTTTCTGTGAATGTAGTAACTGAGCCAACTCTTCATAAAAAGTGCCGCCAGTCTTATACTGCTCCTTGAACAATTCGTATTCCTTTCCGTCTCTGTCCTCGAAATAGTCACGCACTTCATCGGAATCAACCAATTTGTAGCCATTGTCTTCAAGAATCTCTTTTCTAATATCACGCATTCTAGGAGTCATTTTTTCATCCCATCCGATGTAGTTTTCACCAGTATCATCAGGTATATCAACAGAATAAAGGTTGCGCTCAATCTGAGGTTTTGGAATAGCATCAAACTTCTTCTGCTCTTCCTCATACTTCTTCTTTACCTCTTCCAGTTTTGGTTTCCATCCTTCGAGGTCATTAGTTCGCATATTGATGTCATTCTCTGTAACCTTAATAGTGTCTTCCGTTCTCTTTATCTGTTTGAGCAACTTATCAACAGTTTCAGGCATATTGTTTTGTGCGAAATATTCAACCTTTTCTTTTCTCCTAGCTATAGACTCTCTGTAATTCTGCAAATCTTCTTTAAGGCTGTCAATGTAAGCCTTACTATTATCATAGCGACGTTGTACCTTGTCGTATTCAAACTTGGCATGATTAAGGCGAGTCTGAGCAATCTTATACTCTCTTGGCATTCCATGCTTGGCAGCATTCTGCTTAGCATAAGCCTTGGCAATACCTTCCACCTCGCTCACATAAGTTCCCCAGCCATAAGCCTGAGCACCCTCACCGCTGCCCATGAAGGAGTGGTCGAAGTGTTCAAATGATGCTTGGGAGCCATGATAGGTCTTGATGGAGAACTTGGTGTGCTCTGTGATTCTCATATCCTCAGGCTTGAAGATAACATAGTTGGTATCATCTTCCTCAGCACCGCCCATGATGGTTCCAGCAGGGTATTTGATGCCAGTATATCCAATAGAAGAAAGAAACTTGCTCACTTCCTTTGGCTCGCAACGCATCATCATCGGAAGAACTGCTGCATATACATCTTTGAAAGGTAAATCCAATTTGAAACCTCTCTTCTCCCAAGATGAAACATCAACACCCTTCTTAGCCAAAGCATCACGAATAGTATTTATCTGTTCCTCACTCAAAGTCTCGTACCATTTCAGATAATTTCTGCCATTATCCTCAGGTATATCGACCTCGTAAAGATTCTTGGCACGACCTTGCTTTATATACTCCTCTTTATACTGCTCCTCGGTCAGAGTACGAAGGACTTCAAGTTTCTTTTTATCTTTCTCAATGCTCTCCTTCAAGAACTTCTTGCTCTTTTCGTCAAGTTCATTCGAGTTATTGAGCATATTACTAAAGTTAACAATAGAGTTTTCTGCATTCTTAATAGCCTGTGCCTTTTTCTGCTCAAACGTTTTTGCTTGATTGTTGTATATATCCTGCCCTAAGATAGCACTTACAGCAGCTTCAATAGGTGTATCTTCTGAATATGCGTGTCTGCTTTCAGCACTCTGCTGACCTACAGCTGCATAATCTTTGCCAATCTTCTTGGAAGATGTAACATATCCACCCCAACCGAACACTTGGGAGCCAGCACCCTCGCTCATGTGGTCGAAGTCAAACTCTGTGAAGTCAGCACCACTACCATGGTACACCTTCAACGAGAACTTAGGAGCATCAGCTATCTCCTGATTGATGCTGTTCACAACATCATCAGTAACAATATCACCCTCCTGAATCTGCTGAGGTTCACGACCAGCATTCTTCACAAGTTCTGCTTGCTCTGCTCTAGTCAAGATACGGTTCACCTTCATCGCACCAGTAATCACCCAAGGGTCAGTCTCAGGGTTCGGGTTGGTACGATACATATAATATCCATCGGTAGGCAGATGTTTCAAGCCAGCGAGTGAATGCTGATACTTGCCCGAAGGATTGATACCCTCTTGGCGAGCTTCCTCCTGATAATCTACATCAGCAGCATACTCCACCTCAGCGAAGACGAAGTTCTTAGGGAAGAGAGTCTTGTTGCCCTCAGCATCCTTGCGGTTGAACTGGATAGCGTAAGGCACTACACCAAGATGCCAGCCTGGTCTATAGGCTAACTTACCGCTACCGCCTTGTGTTCCCTTGCCGCCCTGCTTAACCTGAGGTCTGCCAGTCTTGCTTTCTCCTGCGATAGGAGCCGCATCAGCATCGAGCCATACACCCACTGGAGTAGCAGCACCATCAGGGTTCGCTACCATTGGTGGATAGAGTTTGCCATCCTTCAATACGAACACCTTATAGCCGATACCCTTCTTCTTAGGTTCAGGCTTTTGACGGAGAGAGAAGGAAACATCTTCACCAGTCTCGGAGTTCGTTATCTCGCCCTTGGCAGTATCAACGTATGCCTTTTCAACGATACGCTCCAAAGCATCTACAGACTTGTAGAAGTCTCCATATAACAGACTCTTTATCTTCTGTATAGCATGAAGAATCGTTGCCAGTACAGGATGATTTAGACGAAGAGAGAACTTTTGTGCCAAATCAAAGTCATTAATAAATTTTCCTAAGTTATCAGCAACAACCTCCTCAACGTAATCATCAATATTGTTATATCCAGAGATACCATAATAGTTTTGGTAAACCTTTGCCAAGTCTTCCTCAAACTTCTTCCTTGTTGTTACCGCCATAGCAACCTTAACAAGTTCTTTGTATGCCTCAGGATTCTTCTGCTTGATGGCATGAGTCATTTCGTGACCAAAGACAAACTGAGTAGCCTTCTCTGTGTCCAGAGAAAGATACATGGTTCCATTCTCTATCCAACCATTTGACCTTGCACCCATATAAAGGAACTGAACCTTCAATCCCATCTTCTTACACAACTCCTTAATAGCCTTGTGTACATGTTTAGGCATATCAATATCCAAGATGTCCTTATCATCCACCTTGTTGTCATTTATAAGTCTCTGTCTGTCTTCATTATCGTTTATGTTATATGTCTCACCGCTCTTTCCTCCTTCAATTTCAAACGGAACCTTATCTTCACTAAGTTGCAAGCCAAGCGGATTCTCTTCCGTTGCATCCTCAGGAACCTCAGGAGCATTTATATTCTCATTTGTCTGCTCATTTATCTTCTCATTCTCCTCATCATTAATCTCATCAGAGTTCTCTTCCCCAGTCTTCTCCTCAGATTCAGGAGACGTTTCTGTCTGTGATTCTGATTCAGCCTTCTGCTCCTCAGCGAATGCAGCGTTTTCAGCCGCCTTCTTCTGCTCTTCAAGAATGTTCTCAGCCTGAGCGATACGGAGATTCTCAATATAGTTTCTAGCTTCCGAAGCCTTGAAACCGCTAGTGAGCACACCAATAAGAGCATTACGAATTTCCTGAGTGTCGAGTGATTCAAGATTGGATGGACGATTCTCCCATAGGCTGTGTACGAGCGCATCAATCGTAGTTCCCTTACCATCAGCAGCGAGCAACTGAGTCTTGGCAAAGTCTTCTCTGCTCAATCCAGTCTCCTGCTTAACACCCTTGCTTGTCTCTGTTCCCTCATAGTTGAGAGAGTGAGCACCGAGGTTACTAGCCACATATTCCTCAGCAGTAAGCGGAATCGTATCTGTCACATCAATGCCAGTACCATCATACAGACGATGCAGCAGAGTTCCAACCGTCTCCTTATAGATTTGAGCCACCGCCTCAGCATCATCCTTTACCGCACTCTTCAAGCGAGCAAACTTTCTTCTTGCCTTCTCAATGAGTTCTTTTCTACCCTCAGCAGTATCTTCCACCTTGGCAAGTTGTCGCTCATTATAAGCATCACGGATAGCGATAGCAGAGTCATAAGCCGCCTGAGCATCAGCAATAGCCTTCTCCTTGGCATCCTTAGCCGCCTTCTGTTCAACGAAAGTCTTACCCTTCACGGTCATGTTACTAGCCTTGTCGAGTGTCTTCTTTGCATCAGATACATATCCAGATACGATACTATCTGCATCTTCACCAAACTGGGAGTCATACAACTCAGCAGTCTGTGCTGCACTCAGCTTCGAGAAGTCAGGATTGCCATCCTCCAACATAGGCACAATGGTTCCATCTTCAAGGGTAATGGCAGGAGCAGCAGGAGTCTGTTCTGTTGCAGGAGTCTCAGCAGATTCAGGAGCAGCAGTCTCCTCAGCAGGAGCAGCAGTCTCGCCCTCTATTGTCGGAGTCTCCACCTCTATCTCACCTCTATTCTCTCCACTATTATCCTCTATCATTGAGGATTCAGGCATAGCTTGTTTGTATTCGTCAAGCGACATAGAAGAGATTGTAGCCACATCTTCTTTGTTCACAGCATGAGGAACAATAGTACCATCACTCTTCAACTCAACTACCTTAGCCTTGGCACCAGTATCACGGATGAGGAATAACTTAGAGTCAGGATATTTGGTGTTACCATCCTTGTCAAGCACATCAACGAGCACAACGTTGCCATCATCATTGAGAATCTGATTGAAGTCAAATGAAGGTTGAGTCTGTTCAGTCTCCTGAGTCTGCTGAGCAGCACGTTCCTTTTCCATCTGTTCACGCTCAGCTTTGGCTGCTTGCAGTCTCTGCTGGTCAGTCTCATCCTTCATCTTCTGCAACTCTTCAAACGAGACTGGAATATTTACATTCTCACCATTGACAAGTTCAGTTGGAATGTTGCCATCAATAGTAATCATGGCAGTACCATCACCATTATCAGCCAGCACTTCATAAGTATGCTCTGTTCCATCTGCATCAACGGTCTTGAACTGAGTACCTACCTCAACAACACCATCAATGATACCAGTAGTTTCTTTGATAGCCTTCTCCTTGGCATCAGCCATAGCCTGACTTCTCACTTCATCAGCATTCTCCTCACTACCCAGTTCAGCAAACATCATGGCATCAGCATGCTCAACCGTATTAGTAGTTGGGTCATAATACAGAATCATATCATCGCTATTACTAATGTCAATAGAACCATCTTCATGGGTAGCAATATTACCATTGATGATATATACACCATAATCTTCCAAGCCGCCAGTAGCCTTGATGGTAGCATTTCGGATTGTATTACGAGACTTGTCTGTGTACATATCAACCGCCTGTGCTGCTCTTTGAACCTCCAAGTCTATCTGGTCTCTTGCGTTATCAATCACACCTTCATAGCGAGCAGTAGATAACTGGTAGTCATAAATAGCCCTATCAATATTATCATCACGACCAGAGAGTGCTTCAAGTTCCTCATCACTCATGGATGCCAACTGCTGCTCTGATATACCGAGAAGTTGGGCAAGAGACTTCTGCTTGTCTTCTTGGTCTAGCTGAATCTCATGTGTATCATAGCCGTAAGCATCACGACCCTGCTGGTATGCCTGATTCTTCTCCATATTCTTCACTGAGACACCTTCACCCTTGTCTTCAACTGCCTTCTTTGCAGCAAGCATGTTACCGATGTCATAGCCACGCATAATGAGCAAGTTCTGAATATACTCACGCACTGGCTGTCTGTTCTTACCAAGAGCAACATCACGATTGATTTTGTTTACCATTTCAGGCATATCCTCGTTTGTTGTAGCATCAATCTGATTACGGAGTTTTTCCCACTTCTCCTTACCGAGCAACTGGGACAAGTTCACATCAGCCTTGTCTAGCTTATGCTTATAGGAATAATACTGCTTGGCATTATAAGCATGGAAAGGAGCAACAGCACCCTTCATCAATCCGATAGACAAGAGCATACCGCCCCATATCTGTGACTGCTGCTTTTCATCCCACAAGTCTGAGATTTTGTTATCACCAGTAAAGACCGTATTGGCGATAATACCCAACTCTTCCTCCAAAGACTCACCTACAATACTATTCACTTCAACCTTACCAAGAGTTCTGTCAACACCAGCCTTCAAGTATCTTGCATTCTTTGACACCTTATTATTAAGCAAGAAGTCAATCACCTTGGAAACATTCTCCATGTTGTACTTGTTGATAATTTTCTTGCCACCTTTGGTAACGAAGTTCTTCAGGGCAGTACCAGCAGCATCAATGCCACCGCCAGCCAATTCAGTTGCAAACTCTATTGTCTGAGCCGCCTCACCCTTTACAAGGGCAGTAAGGAAGTCTTCACCGCCTTCATGCACAAGTTTACCATCACTATCAAAAGTGCCGAACTTGTAGTTGCCCTGCTCATCCTGATAGACCTGACCAGTATATCGGTTAATCACATCGTTAGCAACATTACCAAGACCAACCGTATTCGCTTGGGCAGCACCTACGATTCCATACTGGATAGCCTTGCCGAAAGCCTTGGTAGTAAGACCAGTTACCTTACCGATATAGTTTGCGATATGAGCACCAGCAATTCCAGTAGCTTTCTCCATAGTACCCAATGCTACCTTAGAAGCTGCACCCTGCACTACCTTACCTATAGAAGTGCTCATACCCTTGGAAAATCCAGCACTACCAATCTGCACCATAAAAGGAGCCATATTGGTAGTGATAACGCCACCAGTGTACATCCATCCATGATTGTCACCATACTGACTCTGTGCATTACTATTCTTTACCGCTTGCTGCATCAACATATCTCCAGTTTCAGTATGAATACCATTATCCAAATCCTGCTTGGTCGCAAGCAAGGAGCCAGCATTGATAAGGTCAGACGCACCGCTAGTCAGGAATCCAGTATCTTTGGCAGCATCATACATTCCTCTAAAAAAAGAATGGTCATCAAATCCTGCTCCATAAACTAAATCCTTTACAGACTTGGAAAACTCACCATTTTTTATATCATTGTAGGCTTTCTTTACTCCACCTAAGAGTGAAGTATCTTTTGATAATCTTGAATCCTGCTCCAACTGCAAGAGTTCTCTTCTCTTACGATTGTAGTCACCAGCAGCAAGAATTTGTCGGGCTTTTGTATTCTCCAAGATGCCATTGTTGGTAGTAACACTATGAGGAGTACCAGCGATACCGCCACCCCTAGTCATATTGCCCCATACACTACCCACCTCATCAGTAGAACCGATGAAGGACTTGAACATATCGCTAATCTTTGCTGCATCCTTGTCGGCATCAGCCATCTGGTCATGCAATTCATTCTCCCAGTTCTTCGATACCGCCTGAGCATACTCCCTATCAAGGTCTTCTACGGTCTTGGCAGGAGTAATGGCAAACTCCTCTCCAGTTGGCTTACCTTTCCTATTTACTACCTTTGCGGTTACTGGCTTACGGACATTGTTGGTTGCCCTTACAGCCTGACCAACCGCTCTATGAGTAAGTTCTGACGCTCTGCTCTTATTGGGGTCAACAGATTTAAACATTTGCTGACGATACTTATTGACTGTTGGAGTACCACCAAGTCTTAGCTTTCGTCTAAAATCCTCGTAAGTAGGACTATCTATAATGCCGTCTGCCTTGAGACCATCATAAATATCCTTTCTTATCTTATACCCCTTATTACCAGGAGTCAAGAATACTTTTCGGAACTTATCTCTATCACTAGCAGCACCTTTCGCCTGCATTATTTCAAATAACTTATCTACATTATCTGGCATAATATTACTCTTTAAAATCCGTACTTTTTGGCTAATTGCTTAGCTCGACTATTGTTACTAGTAGAACCGCCACCCTTCTGTGCTCTATATGCCTCTACTATTGTCTGTGCATTTTGAGGAACACCAGCACGTTTCAAACTCTTAGTAACCGCTCTTACTCCATTAGGGTCATTAGTAGTTAAACCAGCGAGAGTTTTATTATAGTTTTCTTTAGAAGAACCACCTTTATTTTTCCCTGCCTTTTGTGCTCTAGTCATATTAGCGTTGGCATTCTTCTTACTAGTACTTTCCTGCTCTTTATGATGTCGAACAGTTTCTTTGTTCGCAGACTCCTGATTACTTAATTTACCCTTATTGTATTCATCTTGCCGTGCTATCCTCATTTGGTCTAACATGACTTTTGCTCTATTGACTCTATCCATATTATCGTGATACCTCATCTGCTCAGCGAGAGTCAGGTTATTCTTGCGAGCTTCCTCATCTAGAGCGAGTGCCCTCTGATACCCAGCCATCCACGATGCCCGATTCTTCTCTCTCTGAGCATCCATATATGCCTTGCGTTTATTCACCGCCTTAGTCATATCCGACTCAGGATTGTGTACCACCTTGGCTCCCTTGGTAGCGAAGTAGATATTGGATAGCGCACGGAGACCATCACTCAGAGCAGCGATACGAGCCTTGGTACGCTCCTTCTTCTCTCTGTTTGCCCTCTGCTCAGCAGTCTCATTCAGTTCAGGATTCAGCATCTTATACATATCAGCATAAGATAGCTGCTTAGGCTGAGGTTTCGACTCCTCCTTCTTCACGATAGGGACAGACGGTTTATCATCCTCATCACTTGGCGCACCCTGATTCACATCTACACCATTGGCGATAGCTTGCTGAGTAGCGATAGTCTTAGCCCTAGCTGCCTTCATAGCATCATCGGTGGGAGTGGCAGCATTCATCTGGTCAACCTTCTTGCCAGCCGCATCAAGTTGCTGCTGGGTGAAGACTGGAGCCTGAGTCTGTGCCACCTTCTGAGCGGCATCCACCCCACTCTGCTGCTTGTTGAGAATACTCTGTGTAGTCTTCAAGCCATTGTTTGAACGTAACATATCTGATGCTTTCATAGGCTATGCTTTAATCTTCTTTGGCGCATTGTCACCAATCATATTATTCAAGTCATTTGCTACTTGCTGTTGGGTAGGAACCGCACCCACCTTAGCATCCAACTTAGCCATATCTGCATCGGTAGGCTGTACCACGTCAGGACGAGCCACCTTACTCTTACCAGCACCACTATCAATAGTTGCAGCGATGTTGGCAGCAGTACCAGCCACACCTGCAACCGCATTGGCAGTATCAGCAGCCTTCTCAGCTTCAATACCCATCTGTTGGTTCTGCAACTGATTTTTTCGTTCTCTATACTGCTGCTCGATGCTATCCTTTCGGGCATCATTTGCAGCCACAATCTGTGAGGTAGTGTCCGCAAGAGTCTTGTTGTTCGCCTCCTTTACCGCAGTAGTAGAGTCTTCCGTACCACCCATCACCGCTTGTCTGCCCTTGGCAGCCTTGTTTCTGTTCTTAATCTGCTCCTGCATCTTGGTGAGCAAGCGCACGGTATCAGCACGCTTGGTCGGGTCGGCATTGTATGTTCTGTCATACCATGCCTGATTTTCTTTCTGTTGCTGGGCAATCATCTGTTCCTGCTTACGTCTCGCCTTGCGGTTAGCTACACCACCAGCGATACTACTTGCAAGTCCAAGACCTGCCCCAATTAATGCTCCTAACATATATATGTATTTTAATTATTAATAATGTGGCAAAGTTAATAATACTAGCCGAAAATCATATTTTATCCGTTAATACTCGTGCTGCTGATTCAATTATTAACGGATAAAACTCGCATATAAATAATAATTAGTACCTTTGCAGCATTAATAGACAAGAAAATATGGCAACAGAAAGAAATTCTAGAGGTCAGTTCGAGAAAGGACGAGCAAAGACTGGAGGAAAGCAAAAGGGATATGAATCTCCTATCAAGAAGGAGTTTCGTGAACTCTGTGCCGATTTTTCCAGAGAGGCTTGGGATGATTTCATGGAAGCTTGGTATAAGTGCGAGCCTAAGGATAAGGTATCAACCTTTATCAAGATACTGGAGTTTAATTGTCCTAAGCTACAGACCGTCACTCTTGACGATAAGCGTGAGGTTCACAATGCACTCACCGAGAAGTTAAGACAGATGTCAGAAGAGGAAGGTTAAATTGAATTTATCATAATTAAGAAGAACGATTGTTTTTTTCATAGTTTTTTTTAGTTTATAGGTTTTAAGATTGTTAGGATAACAAAATAGGGAATGCGTGAGCACTCCCTATTCTTTTTTATTCACTATCAGCGACCACCTCTCGCTCTTCTATCCCCAGCCATATCCGTCTTGGAACCACGATTCACCGATGATGGTTTATACCTAATTCCTGACTTCGTGTGACTGGCATCCATACCCTTGCGAGAAGCTGCCCCATACTTCTTATCGTGAGCAGCGTTGTGCCGAGCCAATTCCCTACGCTTAGCCTTCTGAGCAGGGGAAGACTCGAAGCGAGTGTCGTATTTCTTCTTCCGCTCCCTAGCTGCTGGGTGATTCTGATAATATCTAGCTGATTCTGATACCATAGTTACTCCTTATTTTTGTCTTCCTTCAACGCATCATCAAGATACTTGTCAAGAGCCTTAATGCACTTATCAGGAATCTTATTTGCATCCTTGTTTTCTTTGAGATAATCAATAGTGCCACCTACCCCATAGATGATAAGCAGATTCTTTTGGGAAGGAATAAATATCGCCATAACTACCCCAAACGCAATAGCAAACATAGAACCCTTAAACACTTTTTTTTATAATAGGCAATGTCTCTTCACCATCCGTAGCACACATAAAAAGCCATAAACCCAAAGAGAAACTTACTAAAAGTGAAAGAACCGCAATAGCCGCACCAACATCATGTAAGTAACCTAAAACATTTAACCAATATAATTCACTCATAATCTTAAATTTTAATTAATATATTTATCTCCAATAAAGTTCACGATGTTCCTTCTTCAACAAATCCCCAGTTCTACACCACCAGTCATTCGGACTCGCTTTAAGATACTCCTCAAACTCAGGGCAATTCTCTTCGTGAGTAAGATGAGGATGGGAATTAGGCTTGAACTGATGCACACACAGCAAGTCTGCATGATTGCCGCCATAAATTCTTGGTGGCATAACATCTTTCGCCTGATGCCACACCTTGTTGAGGTCAATGAGGTCTGTCCCATCCAGTTCCTTCAAGGCATAGTCAATATTTCTAAGCACACGGTTTAAGATTTCTGCCCTATCCGTGCCACCCTTACAAATTAACCACTTAGCATCACTCAGGACACTTTTAAGAAATACGTCCAATTCCATAAGCCAAAATTTTACTAGTTCAACAATATATACTATCCATTCTTTACCCATCCCCTAAAGGAGAGGGCAGCAGCAAGGAAAATCTTTATATAATTATCAACTACTATAAGCAGTAGATTATTCCCTACCAAAGCCTACATAGAACAAAGTTACCCACTTTGTTTGATTCATCTATGTAGGGGTAGTGCCTTTCGGCAGATGGGCACCTGTTGTCAATGGATGGGACAGAGCAGGGTTTACCTACATGGATATATTCTACTAGACTGAGCAGTTTTATATATCGGTCGATAACTCCGAAGAGGACTGCACGGATTGAACCTCGTATGTCTTGTCAAAAACTCTGGGATAAAAAAGAGGAATCCCAAGGTCATGTTGCGCTAACCAAGGGATTCCATATCTCGTAGGCTTAAAGCCTGAAAGGAGGACAAATCTGTATGTGTCAATCGCAACTTTGACGATGCAAAGATAGAAACAATTTTTGGAACCACCAAATGCTAAAAAGTGTTGAATGTAAATGAAATTGGATTTTTAGGGAATTGGATATACATTAGGTATACGAAATGGTACAATGTTAATATAAGTTAAAGTCTTTTTAAAAACTAATTGTGAATAAGATTTAATTCGTATCTTTGTTGTGGGCAAGTTAGTTACTTTGCAAAGATTAACACTTCATTGTTGCTATTTTGTTACTCGCCAAAAACGAAGAAACATATAACTATATATAAATCAGGTATTTAACCAATAAAATAAATCATATTGGAATAATAAAGATAGTAAATAGCCCACTTTAACCCATCTGATACCAAATGTATATCAAATGTATATCTAAACTTTTAGTTATCAGCACTTTACTTTTACAGAAAATTATTTTTCCGAAAGCTAGATATACATTACCTATACATTCGATACGTGTTAGTTTTGTTACTATTTCGTTACCCAAAACTTGCGAGTAACAAAAAAAATGCTTATCTTTGCAGCAGATTTATAAAAGAAAGGCTTATGGGAAGGAAGAAAACAATCGAAAAAGAACCTGTCACTATCAGATTCAAGGAACTTGCCAACGGAAACAAGAGTGTCTATCTGGACATCTACAAGGATGGCAAGAGAACCTATGAGTTCCTGAAACTCTACATCGTACCAGAGGTGGGTAGAGGTAAGGCAGAGGCAAGAAGAAAGAATGCTGAAACTATGGCTACCGCCAATGTTATCAAGGCACAAAGAGTACTGGACATCAAGAACAGCATTTCGGGTATCATATCAGTCAAGAGCAAGATGAAGCTCATGGATTGGATAGACAACTTCAAGACTTATAAGATGAAGACATCGCAGTCTCCAAGCCGCATCGCAGCACAGATAGAATGCACCCGAAAGCAACTCATCGCCTACAAGGGAGATAATATCAAGCTATCCAGTATTGACAAGAAGTATTGTGTGGGATTCATTGAGTTCCTGAACAACACCAAGAAGAGCAATGGAGAGCCGCTTTCCAACTACACTAAGATTATGTACTGCAACCACCTCAATGAAATGCTCAGCAGAGCCGTGAAAGGTGGAATGATATACAAGAATCCATTCAGCGAGGTGGATAAGCGTGAGAAGCCAAAGAAACCTGAAACCAGCAGGGTTTTCTTAGATATTGAGGAGGTGAAGAAACTGGCAGAAACAGAATGCAAGGTTCCAGTTATCAAGCAGGCATTCATGTTCTCCTGCTTTTGCGGTTTGCGTATCTCGGACATCAGGAGATTGAAATGGTCAGACATCAGGGAAGTGACCAATGAGGATGGAACTAAGTCATGGCATCTGTCTATCATACAGAAGAAGACCAACAAGATGGTTTCATACAATCTGTCAGGCAAGGCTATAGAATGGTTGCCTGAGCAGGACGGAAACGAGTTCATCTTCAATGGTATGGGATGCGAACAGACGGTTCTCACTCACATCAAGGTATGGGCAGCCAACGCTGGCATCAAGAAGGACATCACCTTCCATACTGCAAGGCACACATTTGGAACCATGATGCTTACACTGGGTGCAGACATCTACACTACCAGCAAGTTAATGGGGCATACAAGAATCGCCACCACCGAGATTTATGCCAAGATTATAGATAAGAAGAAGAATGATGCAATGGGACTCATTGATAAGTTCTTCGACAAGGACTAGACCCGCTCAGTACCAACTCCGTACCCTCTCCGTACCAACTCTTAGTCTCTGCAAGGTTTGCAACGTTTGCTGCAAACTTTGCAAAGATTAAAAGTTAAACTATGTAATTTGCTTCTGATTCTCAGGAGAAAAGCGTAATTTTGCCTCATAAACTTTTAAATGATTGGCTTATGAAAGAAGACATAAGATATATAAAGATATTATTGAACATCATCATTGTTCTACTGGCTTTTGTACTAATTGGCATAACCACGCTAGGAAATATATTAACGTGATTATAGCTGTGACAACAGAAGACCATTTGACAACTCTAGATTTCCAAACATTATCAGGGTTATACTTAGATTCTCTCCAGAACTTTTCTATCTGAGATTTACCAGACTCAGATAGTTCTATTCTATGGGAGTACCTTGTTGTATACCCCAATTCTTCTACTACGTGAATTGGACTCAGCCATTTTTGATTGCAGCATTCTTTGTCCGCTTCCTCTAAATCAGCAGAGCCTAGATTTGCTTTCTCATTTAATATAGAAAGAATCTTCTCTTCCTTCTTTGTCCGCTCTTTCTTATATTTCAGCAGCACATACAACTTCTGTTCGTTAGTTATTTCTGCCATTTTACTTTTCTAGTTGGGAAAATATTTTTTCCTAGTTAGGAAAATAAAAACATACTACTTCCCAAGAACAACCTTCCATCCAGTCTTTCCGTTCTTTTTAAAACAAAGAAGAATAGACAACAATATTGTTTGGAATAAGGCAGCAAAAGCATATTGTCCTAAAACATACGCTGTTCCACCGCCAATGACACCACCTAGGATAACATAGGTGATTTCAATAGCGAAGAAGGCGTAGATTCCATACTTTTTCTTGTTAACTATCAAAATGATAGCTACAGCAATCAAAACACTCAACACGCTACCTAAAATCTTCAATGCTCCAGCATTAGAATCCAAGCCCATCATCATAAAGCCTGTTGCAATTCCCATAACTGAACGAAAAATCTGACAGACAGCGCATAGCCACAACAATATAGACGTAAAGCCGTTCAACTCATTACCATCCTTATTGGTTGGATTCTGCTTTTCGTACCAATCTGTAGAAAACTTCTGTCCTTCTACATTCTTTGTTTCATTAACATTCTGTTCCATAATTTATATTTTAAAAATCTGTATAATCTAACAAAACCGAAAACATGAAGTTACTATAAACATCCTTATATGTTGCTCTGAACTTCAATCCGACAACTTTCATAAATGCTCTAAATTTTGAACGTGTCACCTGATAAGAACCGCTAGCAAGCATCTTTTGAGCCATTTCTTTAAGACCATCGTGCATACAACTTTTAAACAAAGCCATATCCTCCGCTGAAACATCACTAGCATCCATATCCACGGTATAGGTTGATAACATTGTCCAATTGATAAAAGCTATCGAATTTAACGTGGTTATTTCATCAACCTGAGCAGGAAGCTGCTGATTCATGTCTTTACAGAAATTGATTAACTGCTGTTTTACAACAGCCTTTTCTTTTGCAGAAATAGTCTGTGCGCTAACAACCATTGAGGATAGAACACATACAATTACAAATAATAATCTTTTCATATCTCACACATTTAAATTAATAGCATATCTTGCAAGGAGTTCTGCCCATATCCTCAGCTTCCTCTTCACTTACCTCTTCTATTTCTCCTGAGCAGCGAGAGAGACCTTTGCAATCTCGGTCACAATGGTAACGCTTGGATGAGCCACCAGTACAGATATACACATTATCACTAGAGCCAGCCGACTTTACGAAAGACCCTTTCTTCTCAGGTTCAACGTCAGCAGACTTCTTGGAAGAACTGCTGCATGATGCCATCAGGATGATGGCGAAAAGTAATACAAGATGTTTCATACTAAAATCCTTCTTTTACGTAATCATACGGACCATATTGGAGAGCTACAAAATATCTCCCAGATTTAATTCTACCGACTTTGACAAATATCCCATAATACTCATCATTTACAGGAGACTCTCCCAAGCTATAACAAATAAATCCTTGCTCATTTTTATAAGAAATTATATTATCATAACTCTCAGACAAAGTTTGCTTTAAACTTTCTCGTCTAACTTTAGCTGTTTCAAAACCATCGTAAAAAGACATAAAAAGACATTCGTTAAAATAAGTTCCATTTACATCTGCCTGAAAGTAAAAGTCAGCATAATCAAAGTAATAACCACCATAAGAAATATCTTCGTATTGTAAGCTATTATATGTAGTTTTATTTGGTTCTCCATACTTCAATTCCAGCAATCTTTCTGCTACTTCTAAAGACTGCCCAAAAGGAACTCCACAAATAGAACTCTGTGCATATACAACATATGTACAAAGAAACATAAAAGCAGCTAATAATAATCTTTTCATACCTACCACATTTTAATTACCCTACATTTGCTTTTCTCATGCCACCGCCCAAGATAGACAATAGCTGGTCGTAGCGTTTCTCCAGTTCCTCATACTTCGCCTTCCATATAGAATCATCCTGATGAGACTCATCATCAAGAACTTCATGCTTAGGCTCCTCAGCTACCATATAAGACACCTCTTCCACATCGCCTTCTTTATGATACATAGTACCAACACCACGTATTACCCACTCGGCAGATACGTCAGGGAAGACGGAAAGAACCTTTGCTACTACATTTGCAGACAAGGCACGTTCACCCTTCAACTGCGTGTTAAGGGTAGTTTGAGACATTTCGACTAACTTTGATAGAGCATTAACCGAAACTTGCTTATTGTCTAAAATTAACATAATTCTCTGATAAATAGTTACTTCCATACATTTTACATTTTTAAACCATACTTAATTAATCATAACTGGTTAATAATTTCTTGCTAAACATTTGGTAGATTAGCAAGAAATGACTACCTTTGCAACCGTTAATAACAAGTTGCTATATATTTAAAAGCAAAAGTACAACAAAAAATTAAGTTATGCAAGTAAAAAAGATAAAAATTATCAAGATTCCACCTAAAATGGGTAAAAAACTTGCTGAGCGGTATGGTTGCCGAAGGGAAACAATATACAACGCTCTAAGTTTTAGGAGCCAGAGCAAGCAATCCGAAGACATCAGGCAGGCTGCCTTGAATGAGTTCGGAGGAGTTGAGACTGATAAGGTCGTGTTCTACTAGGAAGGAGGTGAGTATGATTAAGAGGTTATTCAGAACGTGGCTGAGGATAAAGATGTTCTATATTCTTGGCGAATCATGTACCAACTTTGAAGAATGTTTCAACTGGGTATATAACTCGCCAATAATAGAATGGAAATACAGAGTTTACTTATGTTCTTATTACCTAAAGAACAACTCTGTAGAAATCGAGAAACTAAAGAGCTTCGAGGTTATTTTCCACAAGTAAGAAAACATGAACAAATGTTTCTGTTGACTTGTTTGGATAATACTGACATGAAGAAGATGAAGTGATTTGCTTAACAACATAGTTGTCTCTTTCCAACTTCTTGATTTCTTCATCAAGGTCAAAATCTACGAGAGCACCGTTCTCGTTTACTTTAGAATGTAGATGTACGATTTTCTGTTTCATACGAAATTGAATTAAATTAAAATAAAAATTTGTCACCTGCAAAGGTACAAAATAAAAACAACAATCGGGCAACGGTAGATTTAATAATGTATAAAATGAAAATTTGTCACTTTCTGTTTCATACACTACCGCCCGATTTTAAAAATGGAGGAATCCTATGAATGAAATTTCAACTATTGTAGATGGTGACAGAATGACATCACTACAGATTGCAGAGATTACTGGCAAGCCACACAATGATGTGATGAAAGCCATCCGAAAGATGGAGCCAGCATGGCAAAAAGTGCAAGGGGGAAATTTTTCCCTGATGCAAGAAGAGGTTGAGACAAACAATGGAGGTCACAAGATGAGACCTTACTACTCCCTCAACAAGGAAGAGTGTCTCTACATTGCCACCAAATTCAACGATGAAGCGAGAGCCAAGTTGATTAAACGATGGAAGGAACTGGAGGAGCAACACCAAAAGCCATCCGTCCCTCAGAACTATCTCGAAGCTCTCAAATCTCTGGTCAAGTCCGAGGAGGAGAAACAGCAGCTAGCTTTGGAGAACAAGCAGCAGCAAGCAACCATCCTCACTATCAGCAAGACGAACGTGGAACTGGGAAACAAGATTACCGAAATGCTGCCGAAGGTCAGCTACTACGATAAAATCTTGCAGAGCAATGCCACCATGACCGTCACCCAGATAGCACAAGACTACGGAATGAGTGCCATGAAACTGAATAAAGAACTGGAAGCGATGAAGATTCAGCATAAGGTTCGAGGTCAGTGGATATTGTACGGAAAGTTCCTCACTGGTGGTTACGTTCACAGCAGAGCGGTAGATATACTAAGAAGTGATGGCCGGCACGACGTGAAGTACAACACCGAGTGGACAACGAAAGGAAGAATCTTCCTTTATGAATCACTCAAAGCGAAGGGCATTCTCCCCTTAATAGAGCAGGAGAACACTCCCAGCGATAAGGGCACTGGTGGAACAGAGCCATCCAAAGCAGCTGGTGCCAGTCAACAAACCATCAAATTCGACTGATATGATAGACCCAGAGATAAAGGAGCAGCTAGACCGCATCGAGCAGTATTCGATGATAGCCGCCAAGACCATGCTCAACATCAAGGAAGCTGCATTCATCCTTGGCATGACGGTTCGAGGAGTGAGGGAGAACGTCAGAAAGCACATACTCCCCTGCTACAAGCCAAATGTAAACTTACTCTACTTCAAGAAGAGCGAGTTGGAAGACTGGATGATGCAGAACCGCAGCAAGAGCATGGCAGAGATAGAATCAGAGGCAGCAGCCTATTGTGTAACCCATTAAACAGATAAACTTATGTTCGCAGATATTATGTTCGTGGCATCTATTGCCATGTTTGTCCTCGTAATCAAGGAAATCCGCTCCTACTTCAAGGAGGTAGGCAAGTAAGATATATGGAGATTGAACCTCACAAGTTGAATTTAGTATTAAATTATTAATTTGTTAAGTCTTGTAATGTTTCAGCCATCGAATTTTCATTCGGTAAATAGCAGAGGTTTTTTGGAGTTTGCTACTCCCAGTCTCCACAAGTGATAAATATAGTCATTTTTTACTTATGTTTTTAAGTTAGTTAGATTATTGGTTAGCCAGCGCAAGTAACTCAGATGGTAGAGTATGAAATGTCATGTGTCGTGGGTTCGAGTCCCACCTTGCGCCCCATATAGCCCGATTCCAAGGCTTTATATCGGATAGGATAAACCTTCCTAGAGAGGTACACGTACCCAAAAGGAGCATCATTAACCACAGATGATGCTTAGACGTGGAAGTGGCAAGTTAATACATACACCCACTGGGTGGAATATGGAACGCTTGGAGTTCACTTGTGAAGATGCAGACCTCATGCCGTGACCCTTAAAGATAAGGTAGCAGAAAGGTCGAAGCGCACAACTACAAATCGGTTTTAATGCAGCCAGCACGTTGACTTTCTTTCTTCATATTGGTAAATAGGTTATTATTCATAAGATTTAGATATATCAAAATGTGTGCGATTACTAGTGCTGGGAGTCCTAAGCCTCCATAAATGCAGAAGGGAACCAAGGAGCGATTCAGTGTCCGGCAAGATTGTATAGATGTCGCTCCACGGAGGTGGCAGTTTTAATCATATTCATTTTACTGCCCCTCCTTTTTGGATAGAAATCACATAAATTGACATATTATATACCATACAAATTACATTGTGAGACGGTAGCGACCGCTCAGGTTAATGATTAGACATAAAACACTCGCCCCACCATTCGTGAGAACCGTGGGGTTTTTAATTTGAACATTAAACCATACAATATGATATATAAAGCAAACAGTTGTCACGATTGTATCTTCTCGACCATGTGTGACAACCCGAAGAAGAACCTGAATGGTGGCTACAGATGCAGCTGCTACGAATGGAAGTATCAATAACAACTTAAATACATATAAGATATGAAAGAACTTATCGCAATTCAGTCGGAACTGAAAGCCCCGAAGAGTCAGTTCAACAAATTCGGTGGCTACAAGTATCGCAAGGCAGAAGACATCCTTGAAGCTGTCAAGCCTTTACTCGCCAAGCAGAAATGTACGCTCACCATCACCGATGATGTAGTCTTGATAGGCAACCGCATCTACGTGAAGGCAACTGCTACAATCAAGAACGAGAAGGGCGAGTGTGAAACAACCACTGGCTGGGCTAGAGAAGAGGAAACCAAGAAAGGCATGGATGGCAGTCAGATTACTGGAGCATCCTCATCTTACGCTCGAAAGTATGCTCTCAATGGTCTCTTTGCCATTGATGATAATGCTGATTCTGATACCACCAATGATGGGCAGCATCAGGCAGCGCAGCAGCAGACACAGACTCAGCATCCAACCGCCCAGCCTTCACAAGCCGCCCAGCAGCCAGCAACCCCACAGTATCACACCAATGACCTGAACGAAGGATTGGCTTACCTAAGCAGATGTGTCAACAAGGATAATCTGGTATGGGTTGTTCAGACATACAAGCCGCTCACCGCCAGCCCTCAGTTTATGCAAGCAGTATCAGCTAAGAAGAAAGAATTAGGATTACAATAATATGACAGAAGAAACAAAGAAAATCACCTTGAATGTGCCAAGAGTAACATTCATTGAGGAATCTCACCAGTACTTCATCGGCAAGAAGGAACTGAAAGGAGTCACTGGAACGCTCATCAAGAAAGCCTTCCCCGACACCTACAAGAACATTCCAGAATCGGTATTGATGAAGGCAGCAGAGCGAGGAGGACTTATCCACAATACGTTTGAAACCTTCTGTTCCATCTTTGATGCAGACCTCAAACAATACCCGAACCCTACGGAAGAGCTTCTTGCCTTCCATAGTATGTTAGTCGCATACGATTTACACTATGTGGCATCCGAGTATCTAGTTACAGATGGCGAGAACTTCGCATCTGCCATTGATGGAATCTTTGCTGACAAGGAAGGAAACATCTATCTGGTAGATTACAAGACCACTGCCACCCTTCACTACGACAACGTATCTCTCCAGCTATCCATCTATGCCAAATGGTTCGAGGAGCAGAATCCTGACTTGAAGGTGAAGGAGATTGTCTGCATGTGGTTCAAGAACGGACAGAGCAAGTTCCAGTCACTCCCAAGGGTATCAGATGAGCAGATAGACGAGTTAATCAACGCTTATCTCGCTGATGATGCAGAATATCAGTATAAGGTGGAGGTTCCTGAGCAGTTCTCGGCACTGGAGCAGGAGTACAGATTGATAACCGCTCGTATGGATGCCTTGAAAATCAAGCAGGATGATTTGAAGGAGCAGATGATGAAGATGATGGAAGCCAACAAGCAGAAATCCATCAAGACCAATATCGGTTCCTACTCTTATGTAGCAGCCACCACCAAGAAGACCTTCGACACGAAGCTGTTCAAGGACACGGAGCCAGAGCACTACGAGTACTATCTAAAGGAAACGACCACCAAGCCGTCAATAAGAATCAAACTTAATTAAGTATAGATATGAACGTAAAGTTTACAGGCAAGATTATTGCAGGAGGGCAAGTTCAAATGGGAACTACCCAAAACGGAACCCAATGGAGTTCCGTAGAGTACGTTATTGAGGAACTGAATCAGCAGTACCCTTCAAGAGCCGTTATCCAAGTTTACGGTTCAGACAAGATTCAGCAGTTCGGCATTCAGTTAGGCGAAATCATCACCGCCAATATCGGATTGAAGGCGCATCAGTCTAGAGACGGACACTGGTTCAATCAGTTGGATTGTTGGAAGGTAGAACGACCAAATGCCCAGCAGCAGGGACAGACGATGCAGAGTCAGATAGGTCAGGTTCCTCAGCAGCAAGCAGCCAACTATCCACCGCAGCCAGCACCTATCCAGCAGCAGGTGCAGGCTTTTCCCCCTCAGGTTAACGCAAGCGGTCAACCTATTCAGCAGAACGCTCAATATGCAGGTGGTCAGCAGCAGGGACTTCCCTTCCCTGCCCCAAACCAATAATATAAGGTATGGAAATCCATCTAGTAAGAACCTCCACTGGTCTTCGCCCCTACACGGATGATGATTACGAGGAAATGAAAAAGATAAAGGTTGGTTCCATCGTCAAGGCGAATATCGTCCGACCACGCAACGTAAAGTTCCATCGTAAGTTCTTCGCCCTTATCCGAGCAGCATGGGATAGTCTCACAGAGCAGCAGCGCATCAACCTCCGCTCAATAGACACATTCCGTGAGCAGCTTCTTATAACGTCAGGATTCAGCGAACCGCTTTACGACCTCAACGGACAGAAGTTCTTGGAGAGAGCCAAGTCTATCTCCTTCGCCAAGATGGATGAGCCAGCCTTCAATGAAGTATATAGCAGATGTCTTGATACCATCCTAACCATTCTCATGGCTAATGGTATTACAGAAGACGAGTTTAATAACATTTTACAAAATTATAGTTAGTATGACACGTAGAAACGACAAGCGCAACAACAGACGTAATAGCCGCCAGCGCAACAACAATTCAGAGTTAAATCCATTCGCCCAGATACTTCTGGGAGCACTCCTTGGTAAGGGTGCTGGAATGATTACCGAAGCCTTGATGAAGAAGGCTGAGGAGAAGACAGAAGACGAGCCACACACTGGCATCCGTCAGTCTGACAACCTATTAGAGTCTTCTTGTATTATCAATGGTGATGGTTCTGCCACCGAGATTCCTATCCCTGATGGTTTCCAAATCTTCATCAGCGAGGATGGCAAGCCGATGATTCGCAAGAAGATTGAAGGAGACGAGGAGAAGAAGGCTCCTGATGCAGCGGAAGGCAAGCCTATCACTTATGATGATATTTGTAAGGAGTTGTTCTTGAACAAGAGAACCTACTGGCTTGGCAATAAGAAAACCAACTATCTATATTCAGATGAAAATAACTATAACGACATTAACAACTGCATTAGCATAGCTCAGGCAAAACGTGTAGCTGCTTTCATTAAGTTGCAGAACATCGCCAATTATCTCAATGGTGATTGGAAAGCTAACTTCGAAGACAGTAGTAAAAAGTGGTATATTTTCAAGGATAAACTTTATAGTGTGTCATTTAACTATACGACAAGTCAAGGAATCGTTTACTTCAAGAACGCATACATTGCTGAAGAAGCCATCCGCTTAATGGGTAAAGAATCTCTCAACGACCTTTTCTCAACCGACTGGTAATGGTAAGCTACGCTGAAATCAAAGCAAAGCTACAGCAGGAAGGCAAGAAGATACGCAAGCGTTCATCCTATGACGAGCACAACTTGCAAGCCGCAGAGGTCAGGTATATACGTGGAGTATATCCTGACCTTGAAGGAGTCTTCTTTGCCGTTCCTAACGGTGGCAAGCGAACTTCTCAACAAGCCGCATGGCTCAAAGAAGAAGGTATGAAGGCAGGAGTATCTGATATGCTGCTCCTGAAACGAACCTCCCAGTACGGTTTCCTCTGCATCGAAAACAAGACACCCAAAGGACAGCAGGAACCCGAACAGAAGGTATTCCAGTATGAAGTAGAACGACATGGTGGCAAGTACATCATCGTCCGCTCTATAGATGAATTTATCCAAGCAATCGACAATTATTTAAATGGTGAACTATGACAGATGAAATCAAACAAGCCATCCAGCTTCTAGAAGAGAATGGCTATAAGGTGACCGCTCCACCCAAGGAAGTCAAAGACGAATATACCTTTGAACGAGCATGGAACCTTTACGAAAAGAAGGTTGGCTGCAAAGCCAAACTCGAAAAGAAGTGGAACTCCATGAGCCTGAAAGACCGCAAGGCAGCTATAGAGTACATACCTCTCTATGTAATCTCCCAACCCGACAAGCAGTATAGGAAGAACTTCCAAACCTTCCTCAATCAGCGAGGATGGGAAGACGAACTCATCGGAGCCACACCACCGCCAGCAGCCGTCAACGAGAATCCTTCCGAAATCAGCCAACTCATCGCCAAGACCAAGGTAGAGCAGCAGATAACAGAAGAAGACAAGAACCACGCTTTCCGCCAGCGCATCTACGGAATGATAGACGTACTGCAAAAGAATCCTCAGAGCTTCTGTAGAAAGCAGTTGGAGATATATCAAGCCAATGGAACCTTGGAACGCTTGGGTATCCAGTGGAATCAGTAACATCTACGAAACCGTTTACCAAAATGATACAAATCAGTAAGTACAACAAGCAGCATCCCCTCAGAGTCTTTGAAGCATTCGCTGGGTATGGCAGTCAGAGCCTAGCCTTCAAATACCTCAAAGAAAAGCATCCTGAGTTCGACTTCAAGGTAGTGGGCTATTCCGAGATTGAACCTTCCGCCATCCAAGCCTACGGACTCCTGCACGGAAGAGACATACCTAACTTCGGAGACGTGACAAGGATAGACTGGAATGAGGTTCCCGATTTCGACTTCATCAGTTGGTCTTCTCCCTGCCAAGACTTTTCCAATGCAGGACTCAGACAAGGTGGCGAGGAAGGCAGTGGCACACGTTCATCCCTTATCTTTCAGGAGAAGAGAATGCTAGCCGTGAAGAAACCCAAGTACGTGATGCTCGAAAACGTGAAAGGTCTTCTCTCAAAGTCAATGAGGAAGTACTTCTTCCAGTATATCCGAGACCTTGACTCATACGGCTACACTTCCTTCTACAAGGTACTGAATGCAAAAGATTACGGAATCCCTCAAAATCGTGAGCGTATCTTCGTAATCTCCATCCTCCGCACAGAAGACGAGCCGAACCCAGAGTATCACTTCCCTTCGCCCATCAAGTTAGAGACTACGGTTGAGGATATATTGGAAGACAATGTATCTCCTGAATATTTCATGTCTCAGCCACTCCTAGAAAAGTATCTCTGTAAAGCAGACATCAATGAATCAATCGAAAAACTCTACCCCGAAGATTTCAATACCGAAAACTGCTGATGGCTGCTCTGTTGCTGTCACCTCTAGTTTTTCTATGACCAGCGTAATGAATATGCTAGATACTGGTCATTATCCTAAGGGTGGAGTCTTAATCATCAAGAAATTATAATGTGCGACAAAATTATAAAGCTGGCAAACCTCCAAACCAAAGGCAGAATAGAGCAGCAGACCAGAGTCTATTCCACCAAGGGAATCTCTCCTACTCTCAATTCAGCCATGGGTCACGGAGGTAACTGCATCCCACTATTCTTAATCGTAAAGAAGATATGATAACAGGAGGAAAGAGAATGAAATCCCTGCTCCTATCAGGGAAGGTGAAGCCTGATATGGGGGGGCAAGTCTTAGACTTATATAATCAGCAAGTATATCAAGGCATCGCCCCTACCATGCTAACTACTATAGATTCATCATCTATGACATTCGTAACCATCATGAACAAAGAAATCATTCATACCGCTCCCAACGGAAAGCGATACTCCATCCAAATCAGGAAGTACACTCCAAGAGATTGTTTCCGACTGATGGGAGTCCACGAAGCTGACATAGACAAACTCCTGAGCAAGGAGAAGACTGGTCAACTCATCATCTGCAAGAGCAAACTCTATGCCCTCGCAGGAAATTCAATAGTAACCAACTGCCTGACCGCCATGTTCGAGGAACTGATATTCCCCTCAGGTAATCACTACCACGACAAGAATGGTCAGCTATCCCTCTTCTAGTATGAACATATTCGGATATATCAAGGTAGGCAAGCGAGTAAGCAAAGCCCACCGCCTTCTCTTTGAAGGCAAGACCCTTATCATGTGGTACAAAGAGAAACCTATCATCGGAACCATGATAGATGGAAAATGGTGCTGCATGGACATAAACGGAAATAAGGAAATTCTTATGTATCAGTCTTTAGTCACCCAAGTTTCATTCTTACCTTCACCTCATGAAGACAGAGAAAGAAAAAATCCTAGCCATCATCGCTGAGATTCAGGCTGAGCGTGAAGCTGTCCACATCGTGCCGCCCCACGTCCTCACAGCCGAAATCATCAACCGAGGATGCCATCATCCATACCAAGCCATCAACGAGTTATGCGCAGAAGGCAAGATAAACTGGTGCAGAACCCTCAACGATATGGCATTCACTATCAAGTCATAGCTTAGCTATGTGGATTGAAACACTATCAGAAAATTATAAATCAAGAACAATATGGAACAAACACCACTCACACAACAACTGCTAAAGCAGTTTATGACCAAGGCATACGAAAATGCCAAAGCCAAAGGCTTGTTAAAGCCTGATTTGGACATCAACCAAGAGTTAATGCTCATCATCACAGAAATGAGCGAGACCATCCAAGCCCAACGCCACAGCCGTAACGGAAGCATTGAAGACTACAACAAGTGGCTGGGAGTATCTGAGGAGCAAGCCTACGAGGAATCCTTGGAAGGAACCGTACAATCTGAGTTTGCAGACATCGCCATCCGCATCATGTCGCTTTTAGGATTCTACAACTCTCAGAAGATAATATGCCTGATGAATGATATTGAACTCAAAAAGACAGAGGAGTATCACAAGGTTGAGTTCGAGCATGGAACCTACTCCCTTCCTGATGCCATGTACCTCATCATCACTCGTATGACCTACTTCCCATTCTCCTGCTCGCCAGCATGGATGAACACCTTGCGATTGCAGGATATTCTGGTTCAGGTCTTCGCCCTAGCCCACATAGAAGGCATAGACCTAGTAGAGCACATCAAGTTGAAAATGCAGTATAACGAATCCCGTCCGTACCTTCACGGATGCTTATATTAGGAGGACAGCAATATGTTTGGAATAGAAGAAATATCAAGAAGATGCTTAATGACGTTGAGTGATGGTAGCTTGAATTTTGCTACCATCACCATCCCAAAGCCCACCAAGCCCATCTTCCATGAGCAAATGGAACGCCAGTTTATAGAGAACTTCAATAATTCGCAACCTCATCTAGTTAACAAGGTTGTAAAGTGTCACATAATGAGAAATTAAAGCGTATGATAGACCATAAGAAAATAGAAGAAGCTGCAAACCTTCACAGATTTGAGCTTATAGCATCTATGCATGGTAGTACTCTTGGTACTCTCATGCAATGCTTTGAAGAAGTAGTTGATGTAGAAACTGACTTAATTGAAAATTCATTTATTACAGGTGCTAAGTGGGCTATCAATGAGTCCTTGAAGGATTTGTGGAATCCTGCTAGTGAAGAGCCAAGAGAGTTCGCAGAAGTCCTTGCAGAAGCAAAAATAACAGAAAGCATTAAAATCTACATTTCTTTCAAGAAGAATGATGATCTGTTTAAAAATTGGGATGCTTATAGTTCGGGTGCTAATATTACTCGTTGGCTCTATATTGATGATTTATTCCCAAAGGAAGGAGATAAACAATGATATATCGTGATATTGATGGTTACTATCTTTACCAAATGTTACCAAGAGATTCCTTGTCAAAGGTTGATATTGTTAATACAACTTCACCAAAGGAATATGGTCAGAAACTTTTAAATAGAAAGCGAGGTAGAAAATGAAAGAGCTTAAAGATTTGGTTGTTGGTGATGATGTACTAGTTACAAGTAGGTATTGCAGACGTATCGCCAAGGTTGATAAAGTGACAAAGACTCAAATTATTGCTAATAACGCTAGATTTAGAAGAGATTCGGGCTGGCAATGTGGTAGCGATAGCTGGGATAGGAAAAGTATATCTGTTCCTACAGAAAAGGAAATATCAGATGTTAAAGAAGAGAATCTTCGTAAGAATCTCATCTATGCTATCAGTTCTTATGATTTAAAACGCTTATCAACAGATGAGTTAAAACAAGTGTACAATATTGTAAAAGGCAAAGAGAATGAGTGAATTAACTAAAGAAGTAACGGCTACGTGTGGAAAAACTATCATTGTCGTAGGCTTATCTAATAAAGACGAAGTGATGTACGTCAAGTCAACGATAAGAGTGAAGCCGAAGAACAGAAAGCAAAAGAAGGAGTTCAAAAGCAAGTCTTATAGAATGAGAAAGGTTGCAAAAGGTGAGTATGAAGTAACAACATACTGCCCATTTAGTGTCAAGTTGTTCTCAAAGATAATGAGCCTTCTTGAAAAGAATGAGAATGGCGAGTTTTGGTTTAACATTGATAAAAAGTAAAGCGTATGGCACAGAAAGAATTTAGAGAGCCACCCCGTTATATGGTGGGCGATATAGTTTATAGTCACGGATTTATCTGTATTATCTGTAGCATCTATCAGTTCAATATAGATTATTCTTACGACTTGAAAGTTATTGATGGGCAAAGCTTGGGCAAAATTTGTCAAAATGATATTATGCACGTTCATATTTGGGGAGAGTTTCTTGAAAAGAATGGATGGACATGTTATCGCTCTGAAGGAGAATGTTTTGGGCATAGGTGGTACAAACACCAAGACTGCCCTTTCACTTTGCGATATAATAATTTTTTGGGAATTTACGCTGTATCTTTCAATGACGGAAAAGACGATGCTGTTATGATAAAAGGTGTAGATGAACTCCAACATATTCTTTATGGCTTGCAATTAGATAGCAATTTAAAAATATAAGCGTATGAAAACAATAAGATTAGTAGTAGAACTCATTAACGTTCCTGACGAATGTACAGCCGAGAAATTTAGAACAAAACTAGAGGAAGGTGAATTTCCTTCTTGTATTGCTGATAACTTTGGTATCGTAGCTGCTAATATGGCAGATAAGAATATTGAAGATTTAGACAATTTTCAGTTCACCATTTATCCATTTCCTGAAGATGAAGAGGATGAGTTTGATGACGATGAATTTATTCTTTAAGTAATGGAGGTGTAAGTATGGGCAATGATAAGATGTTGAGAACGGATTTTATTCGCCTTAAAAATATGTTGATGATATTTAAAAGACGATATACGAAAACCAACGATGAGGCAGCTTCCATACAAGAAGTGATAAAAGCAATAGATAGAAGATTAGGTGATTAACCGCCTTCGGGCAATAAAATATAATAATATGCTTATAAGTGAATTTATTCAACAACTCCAAGACCTTTGTGATAATGAAGGTGATATGGAGATAGTGATAGTAACAGGTAACAACGGATTGGGTTCTATACCTCATGTTAAGAAATCACCGCTTTACGACCAATTTGAAATTACAAAGTATTAACCGCCTTCGGGCATAAATTTTAAAGATATGACAAAAGAAGAATTAGAAGCAAAGGTTGCTAAACAGAAAGACATTATTCGTATTGCCAATGATAAGATTTATTCTGATGTGAAAGAATACATCAAAGGTCTTCTGTACAAGGTTGGAGATAAAGTGAGTTGTTCTAGATGTGATGTTTGTTGGATTTCAAGCATCGTTCCTAAACGAGGTTACACAGTCTATACTGGCGAGATTGAGGTAAGAATCAACCCTGCTAAGAAAGATGGCACTCGCTCCAATAGAGAGTTTGTACTATGGAGTATGGAAATTAATAGTATCAAGAAGATTGATTAACCATCCGCAAGGATATAAATAGATAGAAATATGGTAGCATTATTAACAATTTTAGGAACTATCTTTTTGATAGTTAGTGCAATATTTTGGTCAGCAGAACCGAAGTTGAGAACAGTGGATATTGTAATTGCATCAGTTGCAGCAATACTTATGACATTATGCTATGTAGGTTCTGTGCTTGCACAATATATGATAGAATTTACGAAATAATTAACTAACCACCCTCTCCTTGGCAACAGGGAGAGGGTAAAAAGAAGAGAATATGAAAACAATAGATTGGGAGCAGCGCAGATATGAGATTGCAAAAGAGCTATTTCCTTCTATGCTTAATGTAGGAGAAAAGCTTAATGCAAGTTTCGCTGCAATACTTGCCGTTAATTGCGCTGATGTTTTAATTAACAGATTGAAAAAAGTAAAATAGAGTAAAAAGAAGAGAATATGGCACAAGAAGGATGGATATGCCCTAGATGCGGAAAGGTAAACGCACCTTGGGTAATGCAATGTTTCTGTAATAGGAACACTCAGATATTACCTAAAGTCGGTGCTCCTTACTATGAAGGAGACCAAGCAACGTGTAACACAAAGGAGGATAAGCAATGAGCAAAATTAAGAAATTATTAAATCAAGCATTCAGTCAGCTTGATGAATACAATAAAGGTGGTGCTACTCAGCATATCCTTCTTTGGAAGGCTATGGGTAATATTGAGGATGCACTTAAAGAGTTGGAGGATTGAGTATGAATAGAAATCAAGCAAAGGAGTTACTGCCTATTATTCAGGCATTCAGCGAAGGTAAAGATATTGAGTATTTTGACAAAGGTGACTGCAAATGGAGAACTTGTATAGAACTAGATTTCCATGGCAATGTAGAGTATCGCATCAAACATGAGCCTACATGGATTCCTTTTACTTATTCAAGTACATGCTTGAAAGAGATAAAAAAGCATCATCCAAGAGGATGGATAAAAGAAATAAAATCAGGCAAACTAACAGCTATAATTAGTGTATCTCAAGCTGGCATAAGCTTTTTAGGAAAAAATAGTTGTGTTAAAGACTTCTCCTGTGCTTTTAAAGAGTACACATTTGCCGATGGCACTCCATTTGGCGTAAAAGAGGAGGAATAGTATGGTGTATTGTTTTTGTGATATTTGTGATTACAAGGATAAGTGTAAGCACTATCGAAAGGTAGTTGTTTGTCCTTATATAAAAACGGAGGAATAGTGTATGAATAATAAAGTTAAAGAAGCATTGGGTAGTGCAAGCTACCTTACATATCACTGGAGACAGTACTCCTTTGAGCAGCTTGAAAAAGAAATGGTTAGAGTGTGTGGACTATGCCACAAAGCATTGGGTATTCCACAAGATGATAGCGTTACAGACTTCGAGCGAGGTCAGTGGTCAGTTATTCAAAATGTAATTGGCTACGTCAAAGATTATAGTTTAGCAGCACAACTTTGCCGTGAAGCTGGTATCGGTTACAAGAAGATAAAGGCTCTTCAGAAGGATTGTGGTTATTCCTACAAGGAAGAAGTTAATGACTTTCAGAAGGATAGTCGTAATGGTGGAACAGAATTGAAGTTGGAGGAATAGTTATGGCATGGGTAGCAGTTGATAAAATCGGTGAGGAATTAATCTCACGAACAGAACCATTTAGAGTTGGAGACTATTGGATTGGTGATTCTATATTTCATCTTCCAAAGGGCAGTATAAAGAAACTCATCGAAAAAGAATTGTCTTGGAACGATGAGGCAGTCAAACTTAAATAAAGCTTGAATATGAATGAGTTATTAAATGGAATAGTTGTAACGACAAATATAAAGTCACATACTGACAATAAAAAACTATTTCCGATAGAAATATACTCTCATCCACCCACAAGGAAGGAGAGACGTAAACGTGAAAGAGAACTTAAAAAGAAGTTTCCTTTAGATTTGACTAAGTTTATAGAAGTACATAGAACTTAAAGAAAAATAGCTTATGTATAGACCGATTACAATGTATCAGATTGTTTGCGATAGATGCGGAGAAGTATTTGGCGGTACAGATACTTGCTCTGCACTATTCAGTAACAAAGAAGTTGATATTGGTGACTACTCTGATTGGGAAATGATAGATGGCAAACACTATTGTCCCGATTGTTATGAAGTAGAGGTCATTGATGGAGTGTATAACGTTAAAGCAAAATAGTTATGGCAACCTATAGAATAGTAGATATGTATCGCAAAAGTAAGGCTGTTAAAGGCATACATTACGATTCTCAGGATAATCCAATCCTTGCTTATCGTGTAGATAAGAGACATTCATTGCTCTTTGGACTTATCCATTATTGGGATTATGGTGCATATAATCTTTGCCCAGAGTATTTGTTTTCTTCGATTGATAAAGCCAAGGAGGCTATATTGAAGGTTGATAAAAGTAGAAGAGTAATAATTTTATATAAGTAGCGTATGAAGAAAAAGATTTTAAACTTAATCAAGTCAGCCATTTGGTTCGTCTTGTGCTTGCTCGTAGGTGCAGTGATATTTGAGGGTATTCGCTCGTTTGCTAATAGCAATAAACCCGCAAAGAGAGTTGGTATATCTGTAATCACAGAGGAAGGACACGATTATCTGGTTGTGGACACGAAACACGGAGTTTGTGTTATTCACGCTGAGAGCTGCCCTTGTGGCGATAAGTTTAACTAAAAAGAAATAATGGGGGAAAAGTAATATGGAAGCAGGACAATTTTTAGTGCTATTGTTGTCGTTTTGTGCTTTAGCATTACATATCAAGAATCGTAGAAGAAAGGATTAATTATGAACAAAACAGATTTATATTCAGCATTGCTCTTCTTGATGCTTAAACTGGAAGAGGCAAAGAGCAACCCGATGCTAGACAAGAACTTTGTTGCTGCATTGACGGAAGTACTCAGATATTTCCGTGATAACGGAGAGTTGAAGAAAGCCTATGAAATCCAAAAGGATTCATTGGCAGACGTAGCCAATAGCGAATGGGGGAAAGCACTGAATGGCTTCATTACCTCAAAAGTGAAGGAAGATGGAGTCGATGCAGAATTACCAGACATTGATTCTCTTATAAAGAAACTTACATCTGATGAGTTCATCGAAAAGAAAATCAAAGATGTTCTTGGCGATGATGTGGCAGACGGAAAAACACAGAATACAAATAAACAATTAAACAATGAAATATCCAAAATTTAACGTCAATGAATTTGTCGGGGGGCATTTCGAGTACACCACTCCCTGCCCATTCGGCATATATGGCAAGTACACCAACGAAATCCTATACGTAGGTAGCCTTGCTTGCCAGCGATGCGAGCACTTCCGAGGTATCAACAAAGAAGATTGCATCGTATCTTGTGGAATCGAATAGTAAAAAGATTGCAGCCTATCTGCATTCTTCTTAATAATTAATCAAATTTAATATATGAATACAAAGAAAATCTCAATTATCCAGCGTATCAAGGAGAAGTTCCTTGGAAAGCAGTTCTTCATTGCAGTAATCGCCAACAAGGGAACCAGTTCCTACTTCGTCAACTCTACCATCTACCGCTCAGAGAAGGAGGTGAAGGCTTACAAGAAGTACATCACCACAGATGAGCGTATGAAACAGAGCTTCGATTTCGTAGGCTATTACGGTTTCCGTTCCAAGTTCGACTTCCGCATACCTCTCAGCGGAAAGCCAGTATCAGTTGAAGAGGCAAAGAAACTGGTAGAGAAGTAACATGGCAAAGATTAAAGACCTCACTGGGCAAAGGTTTGGCAGACTGGTTGTCTGCCGCCGTGCCCCTGCCGAAAAGGGAGCAAGAAACGGAGTCTACTGGATATGCAAGTGCGATTGTGGCAGAGGAAAGAAAATCCTCAGTTCTGCCCTACTCTCAGGATTCACACGCTCTTGCGGTTGTCTCCGCAGCGAGAACGCCAAGAGAACCGTCCGACTGATGCAAGCCGTCAACAGAAAAAGACGTGAATCATTAACAGATAAAATAAGCATTTCATAAATTCATCGTATATTTGCAAAATGAAATTCAAGTATTTAATAGATAAAGTCAAAGGCTTCTGGAACCGCAACAACTTTGTGGTGCTCGATGGAAGAACCAATTCCGTAACACTCTCAAAGGGTATCTACGACCACATAATGCGCAAGCAGCGCACAGATTATTCCATCTTCGTCTTCTCATTGGCAGAAGAAGATACATACGGATTCTGTATGCGTGAAGACTGGGAGGAACTTCGCAGAACCAACACCAACTACACCCAGCTTCAGTTCAATCAGAAGCACAAGAAGGTAGGGTTCAGAACAGACCTTCCATCCGTCACTGGCATCCTAGACGATTACCATCTGCCACTCGACAAGATGGTTCGTCTGTCCTGCATCCCACGCTTATCAGGTAAGGGAGAAACATATTACGAAATCATTCCACCAAAATCAAACACATGGCAACAAGACAAGATGTAATATTTCAAGGCTTGACACACTCACCATCCGACTATAATTGTCAGGATGGTGAGTTGGCAACCTGCCTCAACCTCATCAATGAGGATGGGGCACTCCACCCTATCCACCAGCCAGTAGTAGCTGAGCCGAACATCACACTGGATGCAGGAGATACCATTGAACTAGTGCATAAGGTAACACACGATGAAGCGATTCACTCCCACTACATCATCCGTAAAGCAGATGATACTTGGTACTGGATGGAGAAAGGTGGAGACGGAACCAAGAACACCATCAACCTCAACGGATTCCACGTCAATGCCGTTACAGCAGTTGGCAATATCCTCTGTTTTGTCGGTGTTTCAAAGACCATTTATGGTTATTGGATTCCTGCAAATGCCAGCTACACGATGTTCGCAAGAAACAATTTCGATTACGATATATCAGTAAGCATCAACAAAACGGAATCGTTCAGTAGTGTTGTTGCTGATTTAGCTGACGTATTTTGGGACTACTTCTCATGGTCAAGTTTTGGAAATGACAATGAAGGTAACCGCAGGGTTACAAATATACCAGCAGATAAAGTTCCGAAAGTTTTCTCTGCCATTGATGCAGAGAATAATCGCACACTGGCAGCACTGGGTGATACGCATCAGAAATATAACACTTTTGCTGTTGTTGCAGTAAGACTATACGATGGTTCATACTACAACATATCCAACATATTCCGCCTTAACGGAATATACAACACGATAGACGAAGTTAACTTCAACGCTGACAACAAACAGATATATGTTAGCAATGCTGGCAGTCTGACTGCTTATGATATACAGATAACATTCGAGTCATTAGAACAGATTTACGACCTCATTCAAGGTGTAGACATATTCCTTACTAAAGGAAATCCTTTTGCCGATTTATCTAAACCAGTAGATACGTTTACCTTTACAGACGGAGACAAGCAAAGACAAGGAAAGTTCTATCTTCCAAAGATGAGCGTATCTACAGCTAAGCAGGAGATTGACAATCTTGTCTTCTATCACTCCATCTTCATCAGCAAGACAGAACTCGGCAAGAAACATACCCTTAAAAGAGTTACAGAAGCAGAAGAGAGCATCCAGCTAGTCAATCTGTTCCGTTCTGATTTTGGCGGTACAACCGCCATCACCTACAACAACAGACTGCATATAGGAAACATCAATACAGGAGATATTAAACTCAAAAACACGTATACGTCAGGTAACGGAGTATTCGACAAAGAAGGTATCATCAAAGTGGAGACCCGTAATAATTCCATCCTCTGGAAAGGTATGCTATCCTACATAGATGAAACCATCTATTGTGTTCCTATCAACGATGTGCTACGTGTAAGTTATTACCGCCACCAACTTATAGAAGGTGGAAAATACGAAAAGGCAATAGTAAATCCGCTATCTTCTGATTCTACTGCATTCTCGTTCTATATAGGTGAAGATACGAAAAACGGTATCACCTTTGAACTTCCGTGGGCTGCATCAACAGAAGAAGAGTGGAATAAGGTTATTGAAGAATATAAACAATATAACAAGAATCCATCTGTAGAAAATAGCCCTAACCTTCTAAAAGTAAGCGAAGCAGAGAACCCTCTTGTGTTCCCTGCCAAGAACTCTGTTCAGGTAGGTTCTTCTGTTATCAGCGCACTAGCCGCCAATACCCGACCAATCAGCGAAGGTCAGTTTGGAGATGCTCCTCTCTATGCCTTCACCGATGAAGGTGTGTGGGTACTGATGCTGAGTGATGAAGGTACTTATCAGACTCGTCAGCCAGCGCAGCGTGATATATGTTCCAATCCGAAAGGTATCTTGCAGATTGATGATGCAGTTCTGTTCCCTACAGAGCGAGGTATCATGATGCAGCAGGGCAGAGAATCTGTATGTATCACGGAAGTGCTCGATGATTATCCTTTCAATTTCCTCACGATATATTCTCACTCCGTCAAGGATAAAACCTATCCCAACAAACTCCTTGCGTTGGGTGGCATTCCTGAGGACGATGTGAAGTATGTCAAGTTCCGTAGATACCTCATTGAAGCTGATATGATTTACGATTATTACGATGCCCGAATCATCCTCTTCAATCCGAACTACACCTACGCTTACGTTTACTCGTTAAATAGTAAGATGTGGGGAACCATGCATAATGTGTTCAACAAGCGAGTCAACATCTATCCAGATGCCTACGCCACCGACAAGGAAGGAAAGATAATCAATGCTTACGTAAAGGAACCTACCGATAAGGTTTCCTATTTCCTATGTAGCCGTCCGTTGACTCTTGGGCAGGAGATTCACAAAACAATGTTTAATTGCATCACAAGCGGATATTTCGGAGACTTCGGGGCAAACAAATGCGGCATGGTGCTATTCGGAAGCAACGACCTGATGCACTGGTTCTTCATTGGTTCATCTACCAATATGTTCCTCAGAAACCTTGTTGGGTCTCCATACAAGTATTTCCGAATCGCATTGATGGGCAGCTTGGATGCCAATGAGTCTATCAGCACGCTACACACCGATTTCCAACCAAGATTACAAAACAGACTAAGATAATTATGGCAGAATATACATTATTAGAATTTGACTCACGGAAAGTTGAACTAGGTGCAGCCATTGGATATGAGAAAAATGGCAAGATTGAGATTTCAAACTTTGTGAGAATAGCAGATATAGGTGAAAGGAGCCAATACTACGGTTATGTTTCCTTTGGTGCTGGTTCGCCTTTATATGGTTTCACAAAGGATGGTGAATGCTTTTCTTCATCAGAAATTAAAATAGCTGACTTGAAGATTGTCGACTCAACCATCACCCGAACCACTGGTACGAAAATCGTCAAGGAGACTGATTCCGATGGTTCCAGCCATGCCCGACCATACATCCCTATCAGCGCAGCAGCAGAAGGCGAGGAGACCAATGAAGGCGAAACCACGGAGCCTGATAACGTCTTCTCCATCGCCACCCTCCAGCCGAGAGAGGAAGTAGCCATGAGCTGTCTCAACGCAATGCTCAGCCACTACGATACTCCGCTCAACATTGACAACACCAAGATAAAGCAACTTGTAAGCAAGTCTTATATGTTTGCTCAGGAGTTCATCAATCAGGCAGTACTCTATCGTGAGAAGGAGACAACATCTTCTACCGCAGAGAGCAACAAATACGCATCAATAGATGCCAACTCGCTCAGCAGTGACACCGATAAACTGCTCTACAACATAGCCGCTGCCATCACCAACTTCATGGCTCAGGATAAGAACCAATATGCCGAGCAGCAGAAGAATGGATTGAAGGTCAACGCTGAGGTAAGCGGAACCATAACCACCAAGCAGGAAAGTGGCTCTACTGGAAACACAGAAAACGTATAAATTCTTTTTTAATATATATCTTTTTTTAAAAAAAGGGTAGCCGTCCGTGATGGATAGCTACCCTTGTTTTTTGCGTTAACCTAAAACAACTAATATACTAAAATGGATGCAATGCAATTCTTATTCTGCCAGCCGAACGGTTGCTGGCATCCTTAATCTTCTGTTTCTTATCCTCAGCCAGTGCCCAGAACCTATCAGCACCATCAGGAAAAACAATCATCAGCCATTCATATAGGCATTGATTCACGATATAATCATGAATGTATACCGTCATGGTATGCACGCTGGTCTTCGAGAATCCGTTTGGCATTCTCAGAGCCAAGTAATAGGCTTCCTCCTCATTGGTAGGCGAGCCGATACACTCTGCCCACTCGTTCGAGTCAAAGCCGCCACCTAGCATTTCCACCTTGGTAAAGCGGAAAAGCATTTCCCTGCAATCCTCCACGGCAGAATCCAATATCCTAGCCAGTTTATCACAGTTGCCTTCCTCAGATACATCAAACACATTCTTCAACTGCTTGGCATCCATATTTTTCTGGCTGGCATAAGAGTCTGCAAAAGAAAAAGCCGTATTCTTGATGTCGTATACCAACTCCTTCTTTTCCAACTCTATCATCACTTTATATCCCTTATTGCAATGTTTCATATCCTACCCTCCTATCTTGTTGGTCTTTTACGCATATAGAGTATAGCATCCATCTTCACCAGCAAAGCATTTGCCTTATTGAGATAGTCTTCCGCCTTATCCTTAGAAACTACAAAGCACCATTCTGATACTATCTTGTTTACTACATAGCTGAAAGCCGTAGTCTCCAAGGTCTTCGCCAACGACTCCTTGAAAAGTGTGCTTACTCTCAGCCCGAAGATTTCCTCTTCATCCGAATCACTTCTTTCTGTAGCAAGCACGCTCTCCAAGGCTGCTGAAACGTCACCGATGGCATCATGCCAAAAACCTTCCAGCATATTTCTGTCCGCATCCGTCACAAACACTTGGTCATACAGACTCTTGCCGTTGGCATCCAAGTTCTTGCCACCGATGTAAGCAGTGGTCTTAGCCACCTCCTCATACACCTTATCTCTGTTGATTGATATTCGTATATCTCGCATTCTTGAATCTCCTATAAATGTTAAGCCCTAGCAATACCAGCAGCACGCAGGTAGCACCCATCGCCCATGCAGCATATTCCAATTCAAACTCCTCCCACTTTGTCAGCTTCCGCTCTACTGGATAGGGTACTGGGATAGAATCTCTTTTCAGGAAGGAATCCACCTTCACCTTATACACATTCTTATAGATGGTCTTCTCATGCCATCGGTCAAGAAAGCAAGTATCTCCCTTCTGTCTGAGGAAGATTGAATCACGCACGAAAACGCTGTCAGAAGTATGCAGAGTATCGTGTTTTACTACGTCCCGACATATAACTTTTTCCATCGGGACGTATTTTGTCTTGCATCCCGACAGAAGAAAAGCTATCAGCAACATACCCAAAACATATATCAGGAGTTGCCAGAAATCTGTATCGTACCACTTCTTCATAAGCCTACACTTTGAGTGCTACCAATGCTCTTTTCAAATACTTGCGTCTGTTCTCCAAACCGTAAGTGCCACCATTGATGGTCTTGGTGATAGCAACGAAACTACCACTATCAGCCAGTTTGTTCAAGCCGTGCTTCCACCACCACCACATGGCACTCTTGGTAGCGTATCTTGGCTGCTCCAGCAACTCAGGATGCTCCATTATATCGTCAGTCACCTCTCGGCTGTTCTGCAAAGCCTGATAGTTCGCCCTGCCAGTAATCTGAATCAAGCCCCTGCCACGATACTTGTAGCCGTCACCATCTTTCAGGTTGCCCAGCATATTCTTCAACTTGCCAACGTCATACTTGTAGAAATAGTTTCTGTTGCCGAGTTCCTTGGTATATCTCAGTTCACCGCTCTCATGCGCTATCTGAGCCAAGAAATGAGCCATGCGCTTAGGAGTGTCTATTTGATACGTATCGGCATAACCATTGATGTAAGGCAGAAAGGCATCCACCTTAGCCTTCGCATTCGGCATAATCGCCAAAATCTGTTCTCTTGTTACCTTCATATTATTTACTTTCCTTTACTTGTTTCAACATACTTGCGAGTTCGTCCTTCACCTTACTCTCAAAGTTACCTAATTTTGTCTTAAAATAAATGTTTACCCCGAAGATAGCCCCAGAGTAAACCAATGCTTGGCTTATGTACCAGAGTACACCATCCGAAATCACATAGTTGTTCAAGAAGAATGATAGGAAGGCAAGGACGATGCCGCTCACCACCATTCCAATGGCTGTACCATATTGCAATCCTTCACGTACGTTTGGAGTCATAACTTATCTTTTTATACTATTAACATTAATAATATGCAAAGATAAGAAATGATTCTCAAATAGTCACTTTATCCGTTAATAGTATGCCATATTTTACTTGTCGGATGCAAGCAATCAGGGTCTTGCAGATACTCTATAGCCATCAGAACCACCATTTCCTTCAATTCGTCTGCATCCTTGCTATATCGTTCCAGCATCAGATGATGGTCGCTCCTCAGCAGATTCATAGTCACCGCCAAGTCATGGATGGTGTAATCAGAAATATCATCCTGATGCTTGTTGAAGACTTCCTTTACCTCCTCGTCCGTAAAGAAAGGAGCCATGTGCTTGGTTCCGTCAGCATCCTCATACCACATCTTGCTGATAGCATCATCGGCAAAGTGTTTGTCAAAATGCTCTTCGCTCAGCACACCATACACCATCGCACAAAGATGATGCTCCTCCACATCGCTCAACTTGCACGAGAGATACTTGCCGACTGCCTTAGCTACTGCCAACATCTGTTCAGGAGTCAACTCCTGCTGATACTTTTCTACGAAATCTACAAAATCCATAATATACAAAATTAAAAGTTTATGATGCTGCAAAGATACCAATATCTTAAACGCAGCACCATAAACTCGCAGATATTTATGTAGCTATCTGAATATCAGACAAATACAGTTACGATAAAAACACCTCCTTTCTTTATTCGTCCTTAAATTTAGTTCTCTTCTCTCCACCCCTCGTCCAGATGTCGTTTTTCTTCCGTTTCGCCACCTTTCCGATAACGTCATTTTCGTAAAGTTCGGGCTTATCTTCCCTCCCTTGGGTCTCCGTGGCAATACCACCATTCGGGTTGCCACCTTGGCTGGCATCAGGTTTCCCATTGCCATACCATTTCTCATCACTTGGTTTGTCTGCAATCATAACTATAAACTATTAACTATAAACTATAAACTAAGCCGCCAGTGGAGGAGTCTGTCCGTCAGGGTTCACTCCCTGACCGCTCATCATCTGCTGCAACATCGCCTGAGCCTTCGGGTTGCTCTGTGATGCCTGAGCCACTTGTGCTTGAAGCTGAGGAGAGAACCCTTGTGGAGTCTCACCATTCTGAATGGCTTGCTGGTTGGATGCCACCGATTGCAGCAACTCCTCTCCAAATGGGAAATCACCTACTTGCAGCAACTGCTCCAACGTAATAGCCTGATTCTGCCACAAGGTCATAAGGAACTCATTCGCCATCTGTCTGTATACAGGAGTAGCCGTACTTTCCGTGATGTTGATGTCAAACTCCACGTCTCTAATTTTCTTAGGGTCGTAGTGTACAATCTGACCTGCCCTACCCACGATATTGAAGTTACGAGCCACGTCATAGTACTGCTGCATATTCTTAACGGTCTTGTAAGCACCATCAATAATAAACTGGCTGAAACTCTCCAATATATCAAGCAGCGACATGGTAGCATTCTGTGTCTGCTGGGCATAAAGCGAACCGCTCGTTCCTGATACTCCTGGTTTACCTTGCAGCGCACCATTTACTCCAGATATATCCTCGAAGAACTTCAACTGATAACTGAGCAAGTCACCGATGCCGATATTCGTAGAGTTATTGGCTACTTGCTGAGGAACCTGACCGCTCTTGTTTGGCTTGTATCTAACCACACCATTGAACCTACTCCACTCATCGCAGAAATCATCCCAACTCATATCATCAGGCAGGCAATCATCAGGACAGAGCAGCACACCCTTGGCACTCGCCCTCATAATGAAGTCATACATCGTGACAAGTCGGTTCACGTATCTCTGCTGGTCTATCACATCTTCCACGAAGCTGTGAATCTCGCCATCAATAAACGGATAGAACTTAAAGCAGTATGGATGCTCACCATGAGCATAAGGAGTCTCGCCTTCTCTCAGAATATCACCGAAAGGAGAAAGATAATAGAAATGCCAGTAATCATCCATAAACCACTCGGCATCAATCAGAGGAATATCCTCTTCCAGCATGCCAGCAGCCATACCTCGCCTGATTCTGTCTTTGTTCTCTGCATCTACAATATCAGCCTTATCCTCAATATCAATCTTGAAATCATCGCCATTATTGTAGTCATGGCATCTGTATCTTGGCTTACTCTCCTTGCGCCAAACCTCAATCACTCGGCAGAGCGAAGGGTTGGCAGGATTCATAAAGTCGATAGTCTTAGGGTCGAACTCACCAAATCGCTGGGTGCAGTCAGCAATCACAAAATCTCTATTAGCTGCAAGTCTGTAAATCTCCTTCAACTTGCGAGCCTCAGCAGGAGACTTGGCAAACTCTCGCAGCACGTTGCCGATGGTGATGTCATGCACCTCACCCAAACAACTCACGTCCCAACCACGGAAATCCCTCATATTGTTGTCTATGAAGAAATTGTTCGGGTTCACGTAGTCCGTCCAGCAATCCAACCTACCTCTTCGCCATCCATACTTTTTCTTATAGATGGCAGCACCGCTTATCAGGAACTCTTCCATGGTTCGGGCATCCAGTTCCGTCTCTCGGTTCAGTTGTCGGTTACATTGCAGCACCACGCTCATTGTCTCGCCATATCGTTTCTCATCCTTATCTCGGGCATTGCACGTAGGTTCCTTGCTCTGGGAGCGGTACACACCCAGCACATTCTTCACCAATCTTCTGATAAGGTTGTTCTTCAATGGTTCGCTACCCTGCTCACGGATATAGTCTTCCTCCCTGATACGCTTTTTAAAGCCACACTTGCTTTTGAACTCAATGGTATCGCCCCACTGGTCTCCATAGCAATATCGCTTGTTTCGTAATCTTCGCTTTCGGAAGTTATCCATGTTGTTGTAGTATCGTTGAGCCTCCAGCAAGATAGAAAAGGCACGCTCATAAGGTCGGTCAAAGCGTTTCATCGACTCCTTCACGCTATCCAGTTCATCCTTATCAATCACCTTGCTCAACGATAGCAATTTAGCTTTTTCTTTCTTCTTTGCCATAGTTATTGTGTTTCTGTAGGTTCAACAATATGTGCCAGCTTCCGAGCCACCCCAAGCAATCCGTTTGCAGAATCGCTGTCGCCAAGACTGACGCAAACAAGATAGCCAGCCATATACACGATGGAAGCCTTCAAGGTTTCAGGCAGCGTTATCTTCTCTTGGCTGATAATCGGCATACACACGCACGAAAACACCACCGTAGCCTTGTCACTCCTGCTGGTATACAACTCCAAGAACCGCTCGCCATCGCTGTGAATCAACGCTGCAATAGGTCGCTCAGGGTTTCCCCTTACCCCGAATCTGCTACCCTGCATCTTGTAGGCATCATCATCCTCGGTGATAACCTGAGCCGAACGTTGCCAGTCACTAGCCTTCACGCTCAGCAACCTAATCATATCCGATGGAAGATACATGGTTCCCACATAAGCCCCATAAGACTCTTGCCAAGATACATCAAGCCCCTCGAATCGCTGACCATCCAGCATACTGGCAGGAGCATCCTTCAATATGATTCTTGCTGCATCTACTATCTTACTCTGAATCAACTCGCCTTGCGACAAGGTATCAGAATCGGTAGGAGTCAGCAAGCCCGAAGTCTCTTGGTTCCTGTCCAAGAGCACCTTCACTTCTTTCACCAGTTCAGATACAGCATACGCACTCATTACTCCAGTCCTTCTAGTTCAACACCCTTTTCCTTAGCAATAGCCAAGATGTCTTCCTTGGTCTTCATCTTGGAACGACTCACACCGAATGTCTCTGCCAGATATTCCTTGGCATCCTCAACATCTGTCACAATGTGGGTCTTCTTCTCGTCAGCCACCTTCTTCTTTGCCTTGGCAGCAGCCTTCTTCTTGGCTTCCGCAGCTTCCTTCTTCTCGTCAATACTCTCCACCAAGAAGAACTTGTCGTTGAACCAATAATGAGACTCGATAGCCTTCTGTACCTTTGGGTCTCTTGTCATATAGATACTACTACCCATCGTCTTACCCTCAAAGACAATGCGCATTCTCTCGTTACCTACCATAACGCTGAATGCCAAATCCGAACCAGCTTGATATTTCTTAAACATGATTATACCTTATTATATATGTGTTATTAAAAAAGGGATGGGGCTAGTGCCCACACCCCCCACTATTTAATGAATAATTTGCAATTCAACTCTCTTTTAGGCAGCAGCCTTCACCTCAGAATCGTCTGCCTGAGAAACTTCCTCAGGAACCTTAGCAAGGCGCATACGAGCATGAGCCTTAGGATACTTCAAGTACAGACAAGCGACCTCCTGAATAACTACGGCATCGGTGTTACGGATGCCAGCCTTCTTCAAGTCGAGCACGTTACGTGTCCAAGACAAGTGTACTCGCTTAACCAAGAACTCAGGGTCAAGGGAGAAGCCGCAATCACTCATATCGAAGAGGTCAAACAACTCAGAGTGAATCATCAGCACCTCACCGAAGTCAGTCTCCCAGCTCTTGAACTTCAAGTCCCAAACCTCTACGGTGTCCTTCAAGCGGAACTTGTCAGAGTCAATCTTACTGAATGCACTCACAAAGGCAGAGCCAGCGATAATCACCTTGCGCTTGTTGCCAATACCAGTACCAACAAACAAGTCCTTGGAAATGTCAACCAACTCCAAGTCTGTAATCACTCGCTCATTCTTACCATAGCCCTTCTTAATATCGTCAGCAGTAGCAACATGACCTACCTCAATGTCCTTACCAGCCATCCACCAGATACCCTTTGTAAACCACTGAGCAGAGTTGTTTTTGGTAGTATGCTTGATACAAGCCATATCACCGAAGAGATATGTACCCTCCATCGCAAGGCGCATGTCATAGATGCTATCCTCCTCGATGTCAGAGAAGTCCCAATCTACTCGCTTAGCAGCAATCTTATTGAAGGTACTCTCCTCAACCTGAATCATGAAGTTCTGGCAATACTGAATATCAGAATCAGGAAGGTTATTGAAACGACCCGTCTGTACGTCAAACTCGCCGCAACTCTTCGCCATACGGATAAGTTTCTGCCCCTTCTGCAAGGCTGGAATACCAATAGGCTGCTTCTTAATCAATTTGCCATTTACCGCAAACACAATAGGATAACCCTCATTATCCTTACCGCACACGCAAAGTTCCAAATCAGGAGTAGGTTCATCGGTAATGTCTGCATAAGCCTTATTCTTGTAGTTGGTAATCGCCTTAACACCTACCACTCGGATGGTATCATCCAGCGTAAACATTTCAGGGTCTTCTACCTTCAATACCATAGATGTACCAGTACTTTCCAATGTAGTCTCCTTGACGGTAGTCTTGATAGGACGTGTACCGATACTCCAATACTCAACCACAAACGAGCCAGCAGACTTAGTTGTAGCATAGCGTGAAATCTGGTCAACTGGCGTAGCCATCGGACGAATCTTGGTAATCTTATCGTTGATGTCGTTCTCATAGAACTCCGTGCCATTCTCGTTATAATGCTCACGACCCTTGGTTTCGGTAGCAATACCATCATCCTGACGAGCAGCACCGCCATTGCCAGCATCATCGGCAGCAGTAGCACCACCAGCCTCGGCAGCATGACCACTCTCGGTAGTACCACCATCAGGCAGAGCCGCCTCAGCCATGATAACCTGACCATTCACTCCAAAAATAACTGCCATTACCATCAGAAAAATGGAAAGCAGCCGATTAAATTTGTTACTTTTCTTCATTGTTATCCAAAATATTAATTAAACATTATATATTATCTTTTCACCTTATCGAATGCGTGTTCTCTTCTCATTGCCACGCTCCCAGATATTTCCCCTACGTGATACCCTACCAAGCGCACCAAGGTTTGGCTGGTTATCCGTTGGCTTGGTCTCCGCATTCGCAGAATCAAGGTCGGCAGTACCATCGCCCTTCTTTCTCAGTTCAAGGTTCTTGACGTGCTTGCTGTTCTTGCCACGAACCTCACCTTCATGTGCCGCATCAGCCACATCGGTATCATGGTTCTTAGCCTTGATGAAAGCAGTAATCATATCCTCAGTAAACTTACCAGTCACCACATTGCGCATAGTCTGAAAGCACTGGTCTATAGCTTCGTTTACCGCTTCCTCACCATACTTCTCCTCCAACTTGTCGAATACTTCATAGCTGGCTGGCATGTTCTTGTCATACTCCTCCTGCAATTTCTTGCCGTTGGCAGCATTCTGCAAGAACTCCGACTGAGCCGATGCAATCTCATCCGCATTGTCAGGGTCAGAGTAGTAGTCAATGGCATCCTCGCCATGTGTACGAATCAACTCAGCGTAAGGACTCCTACCTGCCTTCATTGCTTGTAGGAAGGTAGCTGCCTCAGGGTCACTGCCCAACCAGTCACCCATCGCCTTCTCATTATCCTTATAACCCTGCAAAGCCTTCTGGTCGGCATCATAATCATCATTGATTGCGCCATACATAGCTTCATCATCCGCATACTCCGTGTCTGGGTGTCGGGTCTTCAAACGCTCCAAAGCCAAGTCTCTCTTGGTCTTCGTTTCCTGCTGCTTGGCAGCACCAGCATTCTGTTCAATATTTGTATTATCTGGCATATATATATATGTATTAATTTATAAATCAATGCCCAAAATTAATGCTTTTTCGGCTAATTTCTACTTTATCCGTTAATTATCGTTATTCTAATACGACTAATTCGATTATTTTTTGTATATTTGCAGCGTCAGATATGAAATATAAGGATTCACGGTGTGATTTTAAAGAAGAACGTGATGCTGATATATTGAGGGCTTATCGTGAGATACTTACGACAGGAGACAATATAACACTCTCAGAGATTGAGGAAAAACTATCCCAGTCTCCGAGCTGTAGATTTTGGGTCTCGGAAGACCGTGCTTATATAGTCATATTAGACTTATTGTTGGGAAAATCCATTGATTATATGATACCTACCCGAAGGGCAATGTATCAGGAGATTTTCAGAAGATTCAAGAATTATAGAAAGCAATATCCACACTTATCCAAGATGGATATTATCAAACGTGTATGCTACGAGCCAGCACCCAGCTTCTATCTTACTCCACAAACCATGCACGTCATACTTTATAGGGTGAGAAAGGAGGAGAAGAAAAGATGCTACGAGGAGCGAAAGAGAAGATTGCGCTTTATGCATGGTACATTATAATAATGTGTATCACTCTTATGGGCTATGATGGCATGGGCTTGTCAGATGGCTGCACTCTTTGGCAGCGCATCAGTTATCCGTTCTTTCATCAGAACGTCTTCCATGCCGCCATCAACTTATATGTTTTCCATCAGTGTTATCGAGCCATACCTTGTGGCATCGGTCACATGGTCGCATTCTATCTCATCGCTATCAGCTACCCGTTTCTATCCTCCGTACCTATCATTGGTCTCAGCGGTTTTATCTATGCTTATATGGGCTTTATCGCCCCCTACGTGGAGAATAAAGTAAGATACAATCTCACCATTCTCCTATATATCTGTGTTGGAATCTTCTTCCCTTGCATGGCAGTTGGAGTCCACATCTACTGCTATGTACTAGGTTTGTTGTGGGGTTATCTAAATGCACCGCTATGCCAAGACAAGTAACCGCCACCCAAGCCAAACTCACAGATGCACTCGACAAACACGTATTGGGCATCCTGAAAGAGAACGAGAAACGCATCAAGGAAATCAACACACCTTTCAATCCTGTCAAGGGTGAAGGTTGTGGAGATAAGCGATTCCTGCTCTTCCTTCCCGACTTCCCGATTCAGAGACAGCAGCTTCCAGTTTCCATGAAGAAGATTCCGCTCGTCAAGATGCTCATCGAATTGGGTAGCTGCAAGGCAGTAATCGAGGAACTGCACAAGGATATAGACGAGCCATACAACCTAGAGGAAGAAATGGAGCAACTGGTGGAGCAGTTCACTCGCATCAGAATGAAGCACGACCCATTCTTCTTCTTCGCCACGTTCATCTATATCAAACCGAAAGGTGGAGGTCTCCCCTTTCGCTTTGTGCTCAGAAGACCGCAGCGAAGACTGCTCAGGTGGCTGGAGGAGCGAAGAAAGAAAAACCGCCCTATCCGTCTCATCCTGCTGAAAGCCCGACAATGGGGAGGTTCAACGGTTATTCAGATGTACTTCCTCTGGTTGCAACTCATGTGGCAGAAGGGTCTCAACTCGCTGATTGTTGCTCAGGTCAAGGACACCGCAGAAACCATCCGAGGAATGTTTGGTGAAGCTTTGAAAAACTTCCCAACCAAGTTCCTTTACGAAATGGGAGAAGCGTTCTCAGAGAACGAACCGAAGTTTGTGGGAGTAGGAACATCAGGCAACGTGAAGAAGGTTCCTCAGAGATTCTGTAAAATCAAGGTTGGTTCAATGGAGCGACCATTATCAGCCAATGGTGAAGATTACAACTTGGTTCACCTTTCTGAGGTAGGTTTGTGGAAAAAAACGGATGGTAAATCTCCTGAGGAGGTGGTACAGAATGCTACCAATGGTATCTTGTATCGACCATACACGATGATTGCCTATGAATCCACCGCCAATGGTACTGGCAACTTCTTCCACAAGGAGTGGCTTGCAGCAGTCAAGGGAGAATCCCAGTTTGAGCCGTTCTTTGTTCCTTGGTACGAGATATACGATATGTATCATCTTGAATTTGAAAGCAAGAAACAGAAGGTAGAGTTTGCCAAATGGCTATATGAGAACCGCAACAATAACAACACGATGTCCGACCGAGAAGAGCCAGGCACCTATCTTTGGAAGTTATGGACACTTGGTGCTCCACTCGAAGCCATCAACTGGTATATTGCCGAGCGAAGAAAGTTCACCGACCATGCAGATATGGCTGCTGGCTACCCTACCAATGATATTGAAGCATTCAAACATTCAGGAGCCAAGGTCTTTGCAGAAGACAAGGTTGACAAATTCCGCAAGGGATGCCGAGCACCTAAGTTCATCGGTGATGTTTATGGTGATGGCTACAAGGGAAAGAAATGTATGCTGAATATCCGATTCTGTGAAGACAAGCAGGGTCAGTTGTGGATATGGAGCAAGCCTGAGACCTTTGATGATTGCAAGGTGATAAACCGCTATCTGGTCGTAGTGGATATTGGTGGACGTAGTAAGAATGCCGACTGGTCTGTTATATGTGTCTTCGACCGATATTGGATGATGGAAGGTGGCAAACCGTATGTGGTAGCCCAATGGTATGGGCACATTGATATGGACTTGCTGGCATGGAAGGCTGCTCAGATAGCCAAATACTACAACGATGCTCTGTTGGTCATTGAATCCAACACCTTGGAGACGAAAGACAAGGAACATATCTTGGAAGGTGGTGACCAGTCTGAGTTCATCCTGAATCAAATCAAGGACGTATACGACAACCTCTATGCACGCAAGCAGAGTGAATCAGACATCAAGAATAAGGTTCCAGTGAAGTACGGATTCCATACCAATGTAGCAACCAAGCCGATGGTTATCTCAGTACTGGTTCAGACTATCCGTGAACAACTCTATGTAGAGCGAGACGAAAGATGCTTAGATGAATATCTCACCTACGAGAAGAACGGAACCGTATATGAAGCAGCAGACGGAAAGCACGATGATTTGCTCATGACCAGAGCCATAGGACTCCACATCTGCTTCAACGAAATGGAAATGCCTAAGATGATTTCAATTCAGGCAAGAGTAATGAGAAGAAAGGTTTCTGTTTCGGCAGCAACCATCATATAGTATCAATAATTAATAATTACCATTATGAAAGTAAAAAACATTTTCAAGCGCATCAAGTGCGAAATCATGTATCGCCAAGCTACGGCTAAGGCTGACCTCGCAGCAAAGAAGAACCACGGTGACATCTTCTATGTCCTTCCTACACAGAAGGGCAACTTGATGATTATGAACCGCTCCTATTTTGAAGCGTTCAAGAAGACAAAGCTGGTAGATAAAGACATGAAGGTTAGAGACCTCTTCCGTGATTGTGTCTATCATACCAACTGCAAGAGTAAGAATGGAAAACTCAGCCGAAAACGCAAATTCCTACGCTGGAAAGGCTTAATCTAAAGTTTTTCTGTTCAAGTATTAACGGATAAAGGATAGGTAGAGAAAATTCTGCCTATCTTTGTGTATTATTAATAATGTGTATCAAATATGATTTATAAAATAGTACAAGGCAACGCTTTCAATCTCCATATCTTGGTAAGGAAGATGGATATGTCTAAGGAGTTCAATCGGCTGGTTGACTTCGATATGACTCAGGCATCTGACATCAAGGTGGAACTGCAATGCTGTTTCGATGATTCCATCATCGTGCCAACGTCCATCGGTGGTATCGAGCATAATGTGCTTGTATGCAATATCCCAGCCACCCTAGGAGTAGGCAACTACAATGTAGCCGTTTCATGGACTTATGAGGGTTATGCGATGAAGAGTGTTGAGCGAAACATCTTGCAGATTATTGAGACCAACAAAAGGGTGAAGGTTCCTTGTGGAGTCTTTCAGGGCGAGACGGTTGGCATGTTCGACCTTCGCTACTACATGGTCACCAAGAACCAGTCTGACTGCACCTTTGTCTACTCATTGGATGATGTTACCCTCTCCTCTACACCTGCCATATTGAAGCTGGGCGAGAAGTATGAAACAACGCTGACTCCAGCCGAAGGTTTCAATCTCGGTTTGGTGAAGGTAGTCATGGACGGAACCGACATCACAAGAGAAGCCTACAAGAATGGCAAGATAGAGATTCCAGCCGTATCAGGCTACGTAAGCATCATGGCAAATGGCGATGATAACATCTATTATTATGGAGCCACCGCTGCCAAGAATATGTGCCAGTTCAACATGGAAGACCTTACCAAGATAGTGGGCGACATCGTAGATAAGTCTATCAACATCACCACCACCAAGGAGAAACCATACATCTGGTTCGCCAGCCGTGTGCCAGTAGAGTTCTATCAGTCAGGACTCACCGCATCCCTCTACTCCACCAATGTAGGCGACATCTACTACTATTGGACAGATGAGTTGAAAGCAGGAGAATATATATATAACGCAAAATTAAAGTAATATGGCAAAAGAAACCGTTTATAACAACACGCTCGTAAGTGGAGCAGCCGACGAGACCTTGACATACACCAGATATGTCAAGGATGAGAGTTCGGGTAAATCCACCAAGGAGCTTCTTGACGAGAAGGTCAACAAGACTGACCAACTCGGAACTACGCAGATTGCCGACAAAGCCGTTACTACAGAGAAATTGGAGAATGAATCGGTAACCACCGACAAACTGGATGCTGCATCCGTCACCACCGACAAAGTAGCAGATGCCAACATCACCACCTCCAAACTTGCAGACTCATCCGTAGAGACCGAAAAAATCAACAATAAGGCAGTAACCACGGATAAGTTGAATGATGGCGCAGTTGACAATTCCAAACTCTCCCCTAATGCGGTAACATCGGATAAGATTAAGGATGAGTCTATCATCACCGAAAAGCTCAACGACCGAGCCGTAACCACGGAGAAGGTGGAGGAAAAGGCTATTACCAATACAAAGCTAGGCGACCAGTCTGTAGATGGCAGAGTAGTTCGTGAGGCATCCTTGGAGACCAAACATTTCGCCAACGAGTCTGTAACAACAGAAAAGGTAGCAAGAAAGTCTATTACCAAGGACAAGCTTGCTGACAATGCAGTCGATGCTTCTCAGGTAGTAGATGGCAGCATCGGCAACGCCAAGTTGTCCCCAGATTCTGTAACTACCGAGAAAATCAAGGATGGTTCCGTCACAAACGAAAAGATAGCAGACAACACGCTTGTAATCGGAAAGTTCGACCCAGAGCTTCGCAAAACCATCCAAGCTGCCACTGGTCTCCCTGAGGATTTGAATCAGATGATTCAAGATGTAGACCAGTCTATCAAGCAGCTTCACGAGAAGGACACAGACCTCCAGTCTCAGATTGACGATAAGCAGCAGCAAATCACCGCCAACGATGATGATATTTCATTGTTGCAGACTCGCAGCACTCAGATGGAGGAAGCCATCAAGGGAATTTCCGCAAGTGGTGGTGCAAGCCAAGCCTCAGCAGTAACATACGAGAATACAGAGAGTGGACTTGATTCTGTAACAGCGCAGGGAGCCATTGATGAACTTGCAAACAAGAACAAATCTCAGGACACAGAGATTGGCAAGAAAGCCAACTCTGCCGATGTTGACTCTCAGATTCAGACTGAGCAGGAAAGAGTCAACGCTGAACTTGATAAGAAATTCGACAAGGAGAATATTGCCCAAGAGTTCGGTGATTCAGAGGATAAGGTAGTCTCCCAGTTTGCTCTTCCATTCCGTGAAATTGAGTCTCCTGAGTTCATCAAGGCAATAGTAGATGCAGAAGACCACTTCTTGTTAGGAATCCAGCTTGATGGTTCTATCGAGTGGGGCAAGGGTATTCCTGCACCTGTCAGACAGAGAATCCAAGAAGTCTTGAATTATGTAGGTGATGAGTTTACTAGTTTATCAGGCAAGATAGAATCTATCAAACTTGAATTATCTGGCTCTTTGCAAACTTATCAGCAAACAACAGATGCAACTCTTGCAAATATTCAAGACACAAAGGTTGACAAAGAGGAAGGCAAGTCTCTCATTGATAATGAAGTAAAAGAGTGTTTTAGAATAATTGAGAATGAAGAATTTCTCATAGCTATAGTGGATTCAGATGATAAGGTTCTGTTTGGTTTCTACAGAGCAACTGGTGAGCCATATTATCCACTCAATGAAATGTATCACGTCATTCAGAACGAGGAATTTTTTGCTGCTTGGGTTACTACTGACGATAAAGTAGTACTTGGTCTTAGAAGAGACGGACAAATCGTTGGTGAAATTCACGCAGTCAATGCATTGAAGCAAGTTATCTCTCAGCTTCAATCAGACCTTGCATCATTGCAGGAGAAGGTAGGTACAATAGATACCAATCTCAAAGAACTTCTTGACGTTTTCTCTTTGCAGGATAACGAGGAATATCTTGCAGTTGAGAAAGATGCAGAAGGCAAGGTTCTTTCTGCTACTAACAATGATGGAAGTCACTATTCTCACAACTTGAAGTCAGAGACTATTGATGCTAAGGTTGATAAGAAAGAAGGTAAATCTCTCATTAATGAAGATGTAGCTGATGCTCATAGTACTTTAGAAGACCCAGAGAAAAGAATGGAGATTGTTACAGATGCAGATGGAAAGGTAATGTCATATCGTGATTCAAGTGGAAAGAAACATGAGCATGATATGGAAGTTACTAACCTTGATGTGTCAAATCTCAATCTTCAAGGGAATAGTGTGAATAATATCCAAGATGCTCTCAAAGCAAATGGCTTTGATACTAAAGGTAAAACAGACTGGAGTGACTGGTATGACAAGCATGATTCTGCTCTGGAATTACCAATTCCTACTAAAGCTGTAATCAATATTACTGGTGTCAATCAGATGCCTAGCAAAAAGTTGGTTAATGATAAGGCTTATATTGAGTTCTTTGATTTTGCAGGAAACTATTTTAAGATAAAAGCATATCTTAATGCACAGGGTGCTAGTACTATGGCTGACCCCATGAAATCTTGTGCTATAGATTTGTTTTCAGATGATTGGGGTGGAAATGAGTTTGAAATAAAGTTCGGTGATTGGGTAGCACAGGACGGTTTTCACCTTAAAGCTTTCTACAAGGATTCATTAAAATCAATACAGCCAATTTGCTACGAGATAGGTGAGCAAATCACTTCATTCCTTAATGTGCGTTCAAACAGATTTCACATAAGTTCAGATAATGTTCTCATAGGTGGAACTGGTGATATGGACAACGATGTTTCACAAGCCAAATGCATGCCTTCACAATTTCCTTGCGAAGTGTATCTGAATGGTGAGTATTATGGTCTCTTTATATGGTCTCTTAAAAAGAACAGGAAAAACTATTCCATGAACAAAAAAGACTATACCAGCATTCTGATAGATAATGTTGGAGGTATGTTTAATGAGGATAGTTTTAATTGGATAAAGGCAGAAATACGTAATCCTAAAAAACTTATTTGTGTAGATGGCGAGGAATATGATGCTGATACACACATGGGGGAGCTTATTGGTACAGACACTGTTGCTGGTCAGCAATACACATTCTCAAAATTAAATGCTGCAACAACTGGCACTGATACATTTAAAGTCACATCTGTAGGTTATAATGCAGCCAATAAGGATATGGTAAATACAGCAAAGACAAAAGCTATTATAGAAGCATGTCAGGCATATAAGTCAGAAGTGAACTCTGCATCTACTAACGAGGAAAAGAAAAAGATTGTAGAGAAATCTTTTGATGTTGATAATTTGTTAGCATATATCATATTCTGTGAATTGACTTATAATCAGGACGGATGGTATAATAATGCTCAGATAACCATCTATGACAAAAAGGTTGGATATAATATCTATGATTGTGATTCTTGTCTTGGAAAAGCATGGAATGGCATGTTGTGGACTTCATCACTGTCTAGGGAGATTTTTGATTCTAATTCAACAAATCCTCTTTTTGTAATAAAGTCATTGTATGCAAGTGAGATTGGAAATGTGTATAAAACTCTTAGAGACAATGGTATCATAACTAAAGAGAATCTAAACAAGATAGTTGATGATTGGTTTGACAGATTAGGTACTGATGCATTAAAAAGGAGTGTAACTAAATGGAATAATTCTCCATCATATAGAAAGCCGACAAATCTTGATGAGCATTGGAAACCATACATACCATTATCAAAGAGTGAATTGGAATCTATAAATTCATATAATGCAGAAACAAATTATAGTGTAGGTACTATTGTTTGTTATGGTAATGGTGGGTATAATAACTACTATTATAAGTGTGTAAAAGAATGTTTAGGAAGTACACCAACAACTGATGGTAACTATTTTACAAACGGAATGTATGATTCAAAGGAAAGAATCAAAATGTGGCTAGAAAAGAGAATTGATTTTTGCGATATTTTATGGAATTATAAATAATTTAAAAAGAAATAATTATGGGAAAATGTTTGATTACAAAATTAAATGGTTCTGTACAGAATGACTCTCTGTTACGTATTGGAGAGTTCTGTATTAAAGTTAGCAAGGTGGAGTCTCCTACTGCTGACTCACAACGTTTTGTTGTAAATAATAGTAAAGATGCCCAACTTCGCATTATTGGTGATGGCTACTTTACTAATGAGACTTTATCTGAAAATAAAGGTAAAGTACTGAATATTACTGCTAATACTGAAACAACAGTATATTTAAGTAATGGTGACTATGAGGTTGTTGTATCTGAAAAATATTCATTAAAAAAAGTAGGTACTTATATAGAAACTTCTTGGAAAACATATAAAGGTAAGCTTTCTTTTGATATTGATTTGCTGAAATATTCTCCAGATATTTCATTTTTAGCCCTTTCCGCCACCAAAGTAACAGGTGATATTGCGGTATTGGGTAAATTAACAGGTCTTACGCATCTTACTATTGATAACACCCAGGTAACAGGTGATATTGCGGTATTGGGTAAATTAACAGGTCTTAGATATCTTACTATTGATAACACCCAGGTAACAGGTGATATTGCGGTATTGGGTAAATTAACAGGTCTTACGCATCTTCCACCAATTAGTCGTACCAAAGTAACAGGTGATATTGCGGTTTATAAAAAGGCTGATTTCAAAACATTCCAATTACTTGGTACAAGCGTTTATGGTGATTTATCTGTTTTACCAAATAATATATTATGGGTACAAGCAGACCGTAATACTACTGGTACATTTACATGGACAGGTATTAAAAACAGAACGGATATCTTAGCAGTTGAGAATTGTAAGTGTAATAAGATTGATGCTTTTCTCAAAGATATGGCAACGCTTGAAGCTAAATTTGCAGGTGAACAAATTTGGTATAAGACAATCTTAATGATTGGTACTCGCACTTCGGCATCAGATGACGCAGTACAGACTTTGCAGAACAAGGGCTATACAGTCTCTATCACTCCTGCATAAGGTATCATAAGTTCAACATTAAAGTAAAGAAAGGAAAAAGATATGAATAAGTTAACAAAGAAGTATAAGGTAGTGCATGAAGGAACTAAGATGGTGTTCCCTCTCCCAGAGGAAGGTGACAATGCTGAGGTATTCCCATCGGTGAATGCCACCGCAGTAGAGTTTGACACATACCAAGAAGCCAAGGCTTACGTAGATGAGCATAACTTGGTGTATGAGGAGCCAAAGTATGAGTAGGTAGAAGCAGGCAAGTCAAGGGGGTACCGTAGAGATACTCCCTTTCTTTTTACTGAACAAAACGAAGCTATAATAGCATTATCTTAGTTTTGGAAAATCAAAATCATCATTCTGCACTTTTCCAGGTAGCTTCATTATAAAGCATTTGTTCTTTGGTTTCAATTCTTCATGAGCCATCTTAAAGAGTGCGTAGTTCAAAAGAATACACGAAAGAATCACTGCTAAACCAAAGACGCAAGTTGCTATAGGTTGTTCCTTAAACGATTGGTATAGTATATATATCATAACCCATCCCATACTATGCCGCATAGAGCAGCAGTTGAATAATATTCTATCTTCTTCTTCATAAGCTTGAATGTTTTATTGATGCAAAGATAACTAATTATTTCGGTTCGTCTCTATCAATTAACATTATTAACACTCGAAACATCAAAAAACTTCTCGCACAAACTCCCCATCATATAACATGGTTCCTCGCTCAGCATATCTATTCCATCCTGCTCACAAATATGCGCTACAACATGAAGAAGCTCATGAACTATTGTATTAATGATGCTGCCATCAGATTCACACTCCCCAATGGCAAGCACACTACTTCTTTCTGCTAGGTTGGAATAGGTAAGTCCCCTATCTCCACTCGATAAAGACAGATGCTTATATGCCTCAGATAACGGATTTCCATTGCAGCCAATATCAGAAAGAGCATAGCATATCTCATCGGCATCAGATGGCTGATAACCTATGAAACATACTATGCTCCATTCGTATTTCGGAAGTTGTATTACTCTTCTCATCATAACACATCTTCCCAAGGAATAGGCACACCATTATGGCAGCAGTCGGCATAGAATCGGTTGAAGATAAAACCATCCTTCTGGTCGGCATCATCCACCATATCCTTGATAAACTGGGCTAGCTGCTCCTCATCCTTGATGGAAGACTTGTAGAAGTCTGCCCTCGCCATATTCGCCACATATACATGGTCGTAGCCTATCTTATTCTTCACCTCAATTCCCTGACCAAGCAGCAAGGCATCCACCTTCTCCTTGTCCCAAAACGAGACACTTACATCACGCTTGGTGGAAAGGTCATACTTGTACATCTGCTTAACAGCCCACTCGCACATCTTCTTGCTGAAATGATAGCCATTGTATCTCAGGTAAGAAACCATTCCCTCAGGTTTGAGGTCATACATATCCAATGGCATTCTGCATTTTCCCATATTGCTGAATATTAAAGGGAGTCTGGTCACGACATTTATGTCGCTACCAAAACTCCCAAGTTAAACACTAGCGACCGCCACCATTGTAGCCGCCACCACCTCTTTCGCCATAGCGGTTCGGGTAGTTCCAATCATCGTTCACGTTGTTGAATCTACGTCTGTTCTCACGCTCTTCACGTTCCTCACGCTCTCTTCTCCAATCGTCACGATAATCAGGCATACGCTCACCCATACGCTCCTGCTTCATCTTTTTCAGACAAGACATAGCCTTGCTGCCAAAACCAAGCATAGACTCGATGTTGTCACACAACTCATCGAACTTATCTTCTGTAATCTCAATCATTACCATAATCATAAGATATTAAAGTGAATAGATAGGTAGGAGATTACTTGCTCATGGTCTGCTGGAGCCATCCCATCATCTTGTCAATCTTGCCCTCAATACCTGAAACCTTACCTTCCAGTTTATTGATTTTCTCGGTCTGTTCCTTCTCCTTGGCTATCTGGGGGTTGAGTTGCTGTAGCATTCCCTCACAAGATTCTACTACCCTCTTGTTGTAATCTACGCTCTCCAGTATCGCCTTTGATTGTCTCAGCATGGCATCCACCTCTGCACTCATGGCATCCTTATTGTCGCTAACCACAAGGTTCTTGTCGTTGGCTATCTGTCCGTTTGCTGGCAGTTGCTTGAAATCCACTTCCTCATCACCCAGCTTCACCCTTACGTCCACTACGGTCTCCATAGGCTGAGGAGTAAAGCCGTTATTAAAGGTAGGGTATTTCGTCTGAGGGTTGCTCACCGAAACAACCTGACCGATTCGCAAGTTCGGGTTCTCGCCCTTGTCGAGCACATAGAATAAAGAATTTGTTCTTAAACCTTGAAACATAATGTAATCTCCTATTATCTATTCTTGTTAAACAATACCCGACATCATCTGTAGGGTGTTAGTATCTCTCTCAAACCAAAACTGATAAACACCAGTTCCCTGCACGTCTGCAACCGTCAATGGTGCGCCATTATACTTGGTCACAGCCTGAGTACTTCCGTTGGTCTCGAAAAGGATAGGCAGCGTACCAGTCGTTCCAGTCGGAATAGCCTGCATCAGGTTCACGAAAATCGTTCCTCTGTAGCTGGCATTCAGGAAGGCGTGGTTTTTGAACGAGAAAACAACATTGTTGGTGTTCACCACCACGCCCGTTGAAGCGATAGCTGCCGAACCATTACGATTCACCCATGTAAATGGTCTTAACCAAAACATAGCAGCCTCCTTTCCTTATTAACCCCAGAATCCTGCATTGTTAGCAGCGTTCAAACCATACAAGCCAGCCTGATAAGCCACGCAGTTAGGAACCGCAGTAAATGGGCTGTAAGGAGTGGTCACGGTCTCAGGCAACTTACACTTGATACCAGCCACCTCGTTCTGCAAGCCAGCCAATACCTGATTGATAGGAGCCACAGCCTGACCCACAATCTGAGAGGTCATAGCAGAAGACTTGAAGGTGCTGTTCTCTTCACGAAGTGCATCAATCTTGTTCTGTAACTCTCTCATTTCAGCTTGCTTTTGTCCGTCAACGATAGTCTGAGTGCTCTCCTTGATAGCGTTGTGCAAGTCACAAGTCTGTCTCTGAGTCTCGTAAGCTACGTTGGCGAAACCACGCTCCTGACCAGTAGCTACATTGTTGATGGCATTCTGCAAGGTTCCAGTCTGCTGACAGATAGCCAAGCGGTTCTCGCAGCAGCAGTTGGCAATCTGCTGAGCAATCTGCATATTACCCTGCTGCAAAGCATTGATAGTCTGCATACCGCTCATACCAACCTGATTACCTACACTCTGAACCTGAGAGGTCAAGGCAGAAATGGCACTCTGAATCTGACCTTCGGTGCAATTCAACTGGGTAGCCAAGTTGCTGAGTGCATTGCGATTGCCACCGATGGCATCCATCAGGAGACCACGACCATAGTCATTGTTAATCTCGTTGGCGAGACCACCACGACCATTATTGCCGAAACCTCCCCAGCCGTTACCTCCCCAGCCCATGAGGAAGAAAAGGAAGATTACCCAGATAAACAAGCCACCTTCGCCACCGAAACCATTGTTTCCCTTCATGGCAAGAAGGACATTTGGGTCAACACCCTGCTTCTGGAGCAGAGGCGCAAGAAGACCTAGCATCCCATTGTTAGATGTTGAGCCTTCGTTTCCGAATACATACGTTTTACTTTCCATATTATCCTGAAATCTTTTTTTGTTAAACACTAAATTATGATTCTCACTTTGTAACGTTACGAGCACAAAGATACGAATAATATGGATAGAGATTGATAAACTCGTAAAATATTATATAAGTACTTGATGAGCAAAGATTTATGGTTACGGAAAAGGTCGTAAATATACAGGAGGGGCGATTGGGTCTCTCCTATATATAATGTGTAGCGACTGCTAGAGGTGGATGCCATACTTTCGTGATAGCTTGCGGAAGAAAGCCTTCTTGTTGGCAAAGTATCGGATAAGCGACTTATTCCACTTCTTTTCATGCCCGAACTGGTCGTGGATGCCTTCAGGTATCTTGCCATCGTGAACATACTTCTCGAAGGATGAGATAGACTTGCCCATTTCGTGAGCACACCAGCCCTTGTTGGCTTGTGTATCATTCATCATGGCAGTAAGGAGTGCCACCAATTCCATATCATTCTCTGATAGACCGCAAGGGATAGGTTTGCCTTCCGCTTGGGCAACTGCTGATTCGTGAGCCTTATCAGCGAGAGCACGAAGTCCAGCTTCGATGATGCTGTAATTTACTAATTGCGACATAAGCATATATAATTAAAATGAGTGTAATCAGGAACATATCACAATAGTACATCTGATTCGTGATAACGATGGAATCATACATGACGTGAATCACATTGACTCCTGCAATATAGAGAATCGGAATGCGCCACTCTACACACAATCGGTGCAACACCTGACCCTTCCAAAGAGAAATCGGGTAAAGAATGTAAGTGATGAAGTAGAAGAACCAGATAGGTTCCTCATTCTCTTCGTACCATAGTGTTATCTCCATTTTGTTGTCATAGAACTGAGATATACCATACCATCTGAAAAGCATGACCAATATAGGCGCATACTTGAAATAAAGCAAGTCCGTCTTAATCTTGCTTCGTTCAGGGAGTAACTTAGTTATCTCACCAATTAACTTCTTGACTCGTATGTCTTCGTCTTCATCTTTTTTCATAAGCCTTCATTTTTTAAGTTTATAATAATTGGATATTCTTTTGCTGATGTAATCACCTGAGATTCAGATGTTCTTAGATTCTGCAAATATAATAAGAAATAATGGAAACATAATAATATAGGATATTTTTAATAGTTAAACTTTATAAAACTTACAGATTGATAGATTTACACAAGAAAAAGAGGTAAAAAGTTTCATATTGAAAGCAATTATCCCCCGAAAGCACAGCACTTTCAGGGGATAGTCATATATGTATTACTTCTCAGTCTTCGCCTTCTGGTTAGCCACAACCACCTTGTTAGCCTTTTCCAGCACGGAAAGAATCTTCTTTCTCAGTTCACGAATCTGCTTCATGTCCTCAGCGTTGTAGGCATCCTTTCCATCATCCAAGAAACCTTTCTTCAACTCGGAAATCTCCTGCTTATCAATGGAAATCTCGTCAATGGCATCAATGGCAGCCTTGTTGGTGTTGTAGTAGCCATCGCTCTGACTAGGAGCCGTATCAACCAAGAGTTCGTAGGCAGACTTGAATCCGTTCAACTTAGTGTAGAGTTGTTTCAGCTTCAAGTCCTCGAAATCATCCTTCGGAGTAGCGTGAGCCTTGTATATATCCTCGGCATTCAACTTATGAGGTCTATACTCCTCCCCACTCTCCTCAGCACGTTCCTTCTTCTTGTCTTCCTCATACTTCTTCACCTTCACATCATCCTGCTTGTACTGCTTATACTCCTCAGAGCCGTAGAACCGCTCCAGCAGGGAGTAATCGCCATCTACCTTAGCTTGTTTCTTCAACTTGCTCAGGGTATTGGCTGCACGGTCGTGATTCTCCTTCATATCCCAGAACTCATCACCCTGTTTCTTTGTAACTGGTCTATCATCAGGATTGCTGACGAACTTGCTGAATAATGGAATATCAGCCATCTTGATTTCCTTCGGGTCGTTGAGTGACTTGGTAAGCACACCGAGAACCTGACTTCCCATGGTGTAAGCACCACCGAGATAAGAAGACAATACATGGTCAACCACAGCAGGGTTATTCAGGTTATATCTTGGGTTACCCAAAGCATCCCATTTGTTCTGCTGCACATCAGGATAATCGTTTCCGATTGAGTTCATCATCCTTGATACACGAACCAACCAATCAGGAGTACCCACGTATGCCTTGGTAAAGTTAGGGTCATACTTATTGTACTCTGTCTCCTTGAATAATGGCTTGCCAGTAAAGTCAACATTGAAAGCCAACTCAAAGACTGGACGGATGGCATTCGGCATCAGACTGACCGCAATATTTCCGTCATATCCAGTAGGGTCGAGCGGAAGCATATCCACCACCTGACCGAGCAAGTCTTCTGCATACTGGCTCCAACTCTCCTCAGCCAACTCGCCACCCATCATCTTGGATGCAATCATATCGCCTACTCCATAGAAAGCACGGAACTCCTGAGCAAGCGGAATCTTCACATACTCATGAGTGAAAGGAACCCACATAATCAGGTTGTTTCGTCTATCCCACTTGGTGAACTGCCAGTACTTATCCTTATCATCATCACCACCCAACAGACTCATCAGGGCAGCGTTAACGATAGGAACCAGCACACCACTCGCCAACCATGATGCAGTAACAGCCGTAAACTTGAAAGGATGATGCTTAGCAAGCGCACCCAAGGTCTGCAAACTCTGTACCGCTGGGTTGATGAAGAGATAGAGGTTTCTAACCATCTGCCAGCCATATTCACCAGTACCCTTGCGGTTGAAGTTCAGGGTCACGTCCTTGGCATCATTAACAGCCTCATCAATGGAACGTCCATACTGAATAGAGGTCATGTAAACCGCAAATCGGTTACTATCCTCAATCATTCTGTTCAGGAACTCGATACTATCCATGATGGTATGCCCTACCTTTACTGGGTTCGCCTTCCATCTATCCAAATCCTTCAAGTCATTCTTGAATTTCTTCTTCAAGTCTTCCACATCAAGCGAAGATACAAAGCCAGTCTCGCCACCATTCATCATGAAGTCATAGAACATCTGTTCCTTTGGTGTAGCGTTTCCGTTGCTTACCTTCTCTCTCAGCTTGCCGTTCTGATAGTCTTTCAGCATGAATCCAAGATTCCAAGAGGTAGCCAGATTCTTTCTGAGCAGATAGTTGTATCTGCCATCCTCACGAATAGCGGTAGATGCCAGCGTCATGGTCAGGTCTCGGAAGTAGTTGGAAGGGATGAAGAGAGGTGAAAGACTGGTATAGGCAGCAGCCATCTTTCTGCCCAACCAAGCAGCAGCCTTATCAAGTTTGCCGCTCTGAATCTCTCTTACTCGGTGTGCTCTGGTATTGTTCATCGCCTGAGCCAACTGCGGGTCACCATTCACATAGATAACATACTCCTCGCCATCCTTCATCACTCTTACCTCATGTTCTCTCTCCTCGCTGTGAGTCTGAGGATAGGCTATGTTCAGTCCGTCTCTCTGCTGGGTAGCATCGCCAGTCTGAGCCATATTCTCCATCTTCTGCTCGAAAGCATCAATGGCAGCCTTCACCTGATTGCTATTCATCTGAGAAGTAATCTGAGGTGTAGCAGGAATCCACTCCTCGTTGCCGTTGGCATCCGTACTCTTCACGTACCAAGCCTTGCTCAGGGTAAGCAGGGAAGTTGGATGATTCTGAGCCAAGAGCATCAGGTGTTGCTTCACCCAGTTCTTGTTGTTCAGCAGTATTCCACTCTCTGCCATATTCTCGATGTATGCGATAGGGTCGTCAGCGATAGAGGTTCGTCCGTGTGCTGTCTTCAAGGTCTGATTGAACGCACCCTTGCCACCACCAACATAGTCCCATACTTGGTCGGCAGTAGTGCCATCCCAGCCACGGAGAGGAATATAATGGCTATACATATCACGCACATACAGATAAGTGTCTTTGCTCATCATGCCAGCCTTATAGCCATCACGGAGAATCTTCTTGGTAGCCGCATTCGTAGCATTCCAAAGGTCTTGCACCTCAGCTACGTGACTACTCTCAATATCCCTTACCAGTTTGTGGGCAGCTTCCTCAAAGTCTGAGCCACCGAAGAGAGCCGATAAGCCTGAGTAATCGTAGGCGATACCATTCTCATCATAACGATAGTCCATATAGGAAGGAGAGTATTTCGTTCTAAGAGCGTTGTCTCTCTGTCTCCAAGTAGTGAAATCCACTCTTCCAAACTCCAAATCGCTATCATTGGTAATACGGTTCATATCGCCCTTGTAAGCCCTGTATGCCGCACTTCTCTGAGCCACGTCCTTAAAGTCAGCATCCAGTGACTTCTTGAATGCCATCTGAGCATCACGCTCCAAGCCATGCTTAGCCATCATGTAGATACGTACATTATCATAGCTATCACCCAGAATCTTCTTCATCTGATGATAAGCCTTTCTCAATGGCTGCAAGAACTCATTATTGTACTCCTCAAACTCGTTCTTTCCCTTGCCATGACTGCGGTTCTCGGCAGTATAGGCATCCTCAGCCATGTTCAGGCGGTCAACACCCACTTCCTTCATGATAGCTTCCTGAGCCTTACGGATAGCAAGCATACTATCTTGGAAGGCGATACGTTTGAGGATGGAGCCACGCTGCAACTCTCGGTTGAACTCTCCAAGGGCAGTATCATCACTCAGAAGATGCTGCTCGTAAGTTGGAGCAGTCTTCCACAGAGCCATCTGTTTGCGGTACTCGTCCACTCTCCTCAGGAAGTCAACGGCACTCTCACCAGCGTTGCGTTGTGGGATAGTTGGTCGCTGGGCATCCTTTGGCAGATTATTATCCTTCTTCCACTGGTTTAAGTCATGCTCAAACTGGTCATAGCGCAAGGAGAATCGGGTATTCCCCACGATATTGGCATTGTTTTCATCGAATATCACGTAGTTGTAATCGTCTTCCTCAGCACCGCCATAAATCATGCCAGCAGGGTACTTAATTCCAATAAATCCTGCATCACTTAACAACTTACTAGCTGCTTCTTTAGAACCAAGCATAGAGGAAAGTTCATCGTACAAGTCTTGACCTCTTACCTTACTATCAACACGACTTGGATAAATGGTCTCAATAGGCTCCTTGCCAATTCTAACCAACTCCTTATTTACCTTATTCAAATGAGATTTTTTCAATTTATTCTCCCAATCAATGTAATCTCCATTATCATCAGGAATATCTACATCATAACGGTTGGCATTTCCCTGAGTCAGATAGTCCTCATCAAGGGAATCAATCCACTTCAAACCTTCCTTATACTCTGCAAGTCTATCCTTCAAGTTCTGCTCGTATTCTGTACCCTTCTCTCTATCCTTCAAGTTTTCAAGGGTACGCTGAATATCGTTGGCATCAGCACCGACACGTTTCTTGGCAAAATCCTTGGCACTTGCCACACTACCGCCAGTTGCCACGTCATTCACCATTTCCCCAAAGACTCTTCTCTTGAAAATATCGCCCTTCACCCCATCAGGGTAGCGCATATTCTTATAGAGGTCAGCCATCTTTCTCTGCTTGGCTCTCTGGGCATACTCACGTCCAATCTTGCTAGAGTTCGTAACATACACACCATGACCGAAGCTCTCACTTCCCTCACCTTCCAAGGCATGAGACAAATCGAACTTGTCAAAGCTAACACCAGTACCATGATAGGTACGGATGCTAAACTTAGGGTCAGAACCAGTAAGCAGAGGAGCAATCACATGTTCCGTCAACTGGGTAGGGATTCCGTTGCCGATGATGGTATGACTCAGATTCTCGGAGAATGGCATCTTGTAATCATCGCTCACTCCTGATACTCTTGCGAGCACTCTGCCCATGGCACGATACACTTTGCCATCAGGCATCACAATCACGTCACCACTCTTCGTTCTGAGTGTTGGCAGCAGTTCATCAGCAAAAGCATGAGGAACCTTGCCGTCAGCATAGGCACTACCCATCACATATAATGGCTTGTCAATGTTTCTCCAGTCAATGCCATCAGCTTTCAAGCGAATATCCATCCAAGGAGCCACACCATTCTTCTTCTCGGTCAGGGTCGGGATAATATCAGCCACAGCTTCATACCATCCACTCTTGCGTGCCATCTTCTTTGGCTTGGCAGGAAGTTTTTCATCACGAACCGCACGGACAATCAATCTCTCTCGGTTGGTGTAGCCGCCATAGTCAGCAGCATTATAGACATCTGCATCCCAAGTATATCCGTTGGCATCAAGCGCATCCGTGATAGTCTTCATGGCATCCGAATCCTTATACCCCTTCACATTCTCAATCGTCACCACCTTTGGCTTAACCGCATTGATAAACTCGGCAGTACTAGCAGCAGTCTCCTTGTCAAGTTCCACCTCAGCATGGTTACTCTTTGCCTGAGAGTAGTTCTTGCAGACTGGGCTGGCATGGAAGTACTCTACCTCGCCATCTATCTGCTTAACCAACTCTCTTGGGTCAACGTCTCTCACGTCAGCCGTCACGATGTGCTGCCCGAAGTTATTGCGATAAACACCACTTATCTTCTCGTCATACTCCACGGCTACCACTGGGTCGATGATACCCTTCAAGCCTTCCTCAACAAGACCGCCACCGCTAAAGTAGGTTCCAGCCTTAATGAGAGTGCCATCCTTCAGGGAGAACTTAGGTTCCTCGCCAGCAATCTCTGCCTTGCGGTTCTCGCCCAGAGCCTGAGCAATATGAATCATCTTCTTGTTAGCCATCTTCCAGCCGCTCGGCATATCATCAATGGCAGTCTTAATAGCATCATCCACCTCATCAGGAGTGTTCAGACTCTTCAAGTCCTCAGCCATATCAGCCGCCCCACTCTCCTTTCCGTCAGCCATATCACGGAGAGAGAAGGACACATCTTCACCAGTCTCGGAGTTCGTTATCTCGCCCTTGGCAGTATCAACGTATGCCTTTTCAACGATACGCTCCAAAGCATCT